GACGTCTGGCCTGTGACGACGCCAGACCAGTCGCTGTTGCCTGCCGCGTTGTGGCCGCGGACCTTGACGTAGTAGACGGTGTTGGCGTTCAGCCCGGTCAGCGTCGCGGACGTGCCGTCGACGCCGGCGATGTTGCTGACGATCGTGAAGGTGACGCCGTTCGTGCTGATCCCCGCGTCGAAGCCCGTCTCGTTGTAGGACGTGGCCGCGGTCCAGGAGACGTCGAGCGAGGCGTTCGTTGGGTTCGCCGTGGCTCCAATCGTCGGAACGTCCGGCGGCACGAGCGCGGTGGCGAACGCGGCGACCGCGTTGATCGCGCCGTTGCGCATCCAGTCGGCCACGTACTTGGCTTGCCAGATCGGGTTCCAGTTCGTGACCCACTGCGCCTCGGCCTGCGCCTCGTAGGCCGCGCGCGTCGCGCTGATGCCACGGAAGGTGCAGTAGTCGGTCAGCCGGCGCTTAGCCGTCGGCGCGAGCGGGCTACCGGGGTAGGTCGAGCCGCTGTCGCCCGACTTCGTGTTCCACGCGGCGTTCGTCTGATCCGCGTTGTTGTAGCGGAAGTTGTGCCCGTCGCCGTTCGCGCCGAAGACGTTGTTCGCGCCGACGCTCTGCCCCGCGCCCGGCACCCAGTCCTCGCCGTTGCGCGTCTGGATCGCGTAGGCACCGTGCCCAGTCGAGAACAGGTTGAGCACGTTGCGCCGGAACGTGATGAGGCCCGTGTAGCTCGCCGGCCGGTCGAAGGCCATGAAGCCGTTCGTGTGCTGGACGTAGTTGTCGACGATCGTCGCGCCGGCGGCCGTGAAGGTGTTCGTCAGCCGCAACTGCACCTGCCCGCCGGCGAAGCCCGACATCGGCTCGGAGCTGATCGCGTCGCTGTAGATCAGGTTGCGCTGGTAGGTGAAGAAGCCGTTGTTGTGGCCGCCGCCCTGGCCGTCGTTGCTGTCCCAACTGAAATAGCCGAGCTGGCCGCCGCTGAAGCGGTCAATGATCTCGCGGAAGCCGTCGAAGGCGTTGTCCTGGACGGTCATCGCCTGCGTCGACAGCACCGCGTTCGTGACCGCGTCGCGCTGCACGCCCTCCATCGAGATGCCGATCGACATCATGGCGAACACGCAGTTCTGGATCGTCCCGCCCGACCGCATCATGCAGTCGGCTTCGCTGAAGTAGCAGTTGTCAATGGTGACGTTCGTGCAGCTTCGCTGCCCGTAGAGGCAGTGCCGGAAGATCGACGGCGTGGACCAGCAAACGCGGTAGAGCGTCCCATTCGACGGCTGCGCGCCATAGTCGCCGTTGGCCCAGCCCTCGATGAGGTTCAGGTGCGTCAGGTCGCAGCTCGACACGAGTCGCTGCAGCCCACCGACGTCGACCATGCGGCCGGCCGGGCTGAGGTTGCAGATGAAGGTGTCGCCGTTGATCGCGGTGCCGATCGCGCCGGACCATGTGATGCTGCTCGCGGTGTTCGCGGTGATCCGCTTCGACAGGCCGTTGTTCACGCCGCTCGTGAAGGTGATCGTCCCTTGCAACATCGTGTTCACGCCGGGCAGCGTGTTGGCGGCCACGTTGACCGACGTGGTAGTGCCCGAGGTGACGGTGATCGACGGGCCGATGACGAACGCCGCGGCGGTGTCGGTGAGCTGCGATGCGCCGTAGGTGACGGTGCCGCCGCTGTTCGTCGAGATCGTGTCGGCGGCGCTGCTGAAGCCGTTGCGCGGGAACCAGCACTCGGTGATCGACAGGTTGTCGATGGCGTGCAGCAGCAGGCCCGATGGGTTCTGCGGGCCGGCGTTACCGTTCGCACCGCTGATCCCGTAGTCGTAGCTGTCGCCGATCCAGCACCGATGCAGCGTGACGCCAGTCAAGCGAGCCTGCTCGTTGCTAGCGCCGTTGTTGCCCGTGCAGATCAGGCCGAACGAGCCATAGCGGAGGTGCAGGCCCTCGAAGATCCAGTCGATGCCGCCGCCGGTGCCAGAGCTGTAGGCCGCCTGGAAAGCGACGCAGTGCATCTGCCCGGTCGTGTTGTTGTTGAAGAAGTAGTTGCGGCGCGCGGTGATGCTCTGCGTCACGTCCCAGTGCTGGAGCATGATCCGCGGACGGTTGTCCGTGTTGCCCAGGTTGAACGGGATATTGCTGTCGGAAGCCGCGGTGCACTTCGGGCGGCCGAGCGTGAAGTCGCCGTAGCAGGTGAGGTTCGACTCGTCGGCATTGATCGCGCCGGCGCCGTTCGGGTGCCAGTCGAACTGCCGCGTGTTGAAGGTGTCGCCGCACTTCCCCAGCAGGACGTCGCCCGACTGGAACAGCGTGTTCGTCCCCGGGTTCGCGTTGCTGTCCCACTGGAGCTTCGGCGACGCTAGCGTCAACCCGGTGCCGGCATTCGTCGCGGTCGAGCTGACCCAGATCGACTTGTGCGACGTGCTCTGCAGGACCGGCACGCGCCAGCCGCTGAGGTCGGTGAAGCGAGCCGCCGCAGCGTAGCCGGGCCGCACGACCGGCACCCAGATCGAGTCGTTGTGGTCCTTCACCCAGAAGTAGCGCGCGTGCGTGCTGTCGTTGGTGAAGTTGAAGCGCGCGAAGTCCTGGCTGCCGGTGATCGTGCCGAGCGACGTGAAGCCGGTCGCGCCCGCCGCGTCGTCCGAGCATCTAGCATCCCAGTCCGTCGCGCCACCGCGCAGCAGGTGAATCTCGGTGAACCCACTACCGGAGACAGCGAACGGTGCGGAGACGGCCATTTACTTCTTCGCTCCCTCGGTGAGTTCATGCAACTGCGCCGTGAGCTTGTGGACCTCGCGCTGCAGCGCGTCCTTCTCCCGCAGCTCCTCGGCGATCAGTTCCTGGTGGTAGCTGCGCGAGACGACTTCGCCGCAGCCTAGTTCCTCGTGATGCTTCCGCTGCGCCTTCTCGAACGACTGCTTGCGCTTCCGGAGCAGCGACTTCTCGACCTCGACGCCGTGGCGCAGGCGCGCGGTCGTCTCGGCGTCTTGCAGCACCGCGCTGTAGATCCACAGCAGCCCCTTCAGCTCTTCAGCGGTCAGCGTGTCCGGACGTCCTGCCGCCATCGACGGCGGCGGGTCAGGCATCGGAGTCGGCGAGGCCGGGTGCAGGAACAACAGCGCGCGCAGCTTCGCGACGCCGTGCGCGCCCAACTTCGGCATGAGATCTTCGCCGAGCATGGCCGGGAACGCTACCGGCGGATGCTTGTTGGCACAAGTATCTACGGCGTTACCGCAGCACCAGCTCCGGCGGGAACCATTTGCAGCCACCGGATGCATCGACCTGGAGCTGCCGCCAGATCGCCAACGCCTTCGCATCCGTCGGGTCCGACAGCAGCACTGTTGCCGGCGCCATTGGCATGCCGAACAAGTTGAACGACTCGTCGGCTGTGCCGCGCGTCCCGTCGACCGACTCCTGCGCGCGCGAAGTCCAGCGCGTGCCGTTCAAGATCCACGCATCCGAGACGACGCGGCGCGCAGCGCGTAGTGCAAGCGCGCGAGCATCAGCACGACCAAAAGTCCGGCCGCCAAGGTCCATGCCGTAGGCGCCGACAGACGCCTGCCACGGGATCCACCACGCGCCGGTGCCGAGTCGCGGGTCGTCGAGTCGCACGTCCCAGATGTCGTTCGCCTTGCTCGACAACTGCGGCAGCAGGATGGCGTCAAGCCGAGCGAGCCACCTGTCCCGAACTTGCGCAGCAAGCACACGGTCGCGCAGTGTCCACCAGCAGTCGCAGACGAGCAAGGCTTCCCAACCGATCGCGCGGCCAGCGTAGACTTGCGACGTCGAGAGGCCCGGCTTCACGGTCCACTGCAACAGGTAGACGCGCGCGATGCATTCAAGGTCGAACTGCAACGCATCGCTGCCGGTGAGCCGCGCGGAGACGGTCAGCGTGTCGTTGAAGGCGTGTTCGACGTCCGGACCCCACCAGCCGTGCGTGTCGAGCGTCGTGAGCCCGCGCGACTTGCCGAGCTGGTCCGGCGAGACGGACAGCGACCAGTGCGGGCGCCCGTCCCAGAAGACGAGGTTCGGGTGGTTCGCGAGGATCAGCTGGCCGCCGTTCGCTTCGAGGTGATGGCACGGCCGCGCGCTCTGCCGCAGCGCGGTCAGGTAGCGGACCGTCGCGGCACCGGGAACGCCGGCGGCGCACTCGGCGCCGACGAAGACTTCGTCCTCCTGCGCGCCGGTGTCGTTGCTCGAAGCGTTCACGCCGAGCGGTCCCGACGTCCAGGCATGGAGCTGCCCGAACGCCGAGCCGAAGTTCGAGCGCGTCCAGGTGAGCGCAGGCGTCCCCGAAGTGGGGTTGCCGAGCGGCCAGACGTTCGCGCACCCTTGCACGGCGATGGCCTGCGCGACTGCCGCGCCCGCCGACGTCCACTCCGTCGCGGCATGCAAACGCGCTGGCCAGACGATCGTCAAGGGCATGCTGCGAGACTGGCCGTCGCCGAGCTGCTCGCCCGCGGCGACAAGAACGTTGCCCGACGTGCCTGCGACCACGACCGACGCGGTGCCCCACGTCAGCGCGACGCCGGCCGGCACGGTCGCGACGACATCGGGCACCGACGGGTTGCTCGCGGTGACGATGACCTCGCCGCTGCACCAGCCGGGCTGATCCGGATACCACTGCGCCCACAGCTCGGCGACGAGCATCGGCCCGATGCGCGAGCGGAAGTGCGCCGCGTAGGCCGCGCCGTCGGCTTCCACGGTGAGCAGTTGCAAGACCGTGCCGTTGACGACCGGCACGCCGCCGAAGAACGCGAGCGGGTCGGCCGGCAGCGGCGCGAGCGTCCACGGCGTCGAGGCCAGCGGCGCGAGCGTCGCCGATCGTGCGGTGTTCGGGTCCAAGTGCAGGTGCACGTCGAGGACGTGCAGGCCGACGCCGAAGGCGTGCCCGACGACCCATGTGCTGCCGTCCGATGCCGTGCCCTTCGGAGCGGGCGGCTCGACGTCAATCGTCGTCCGCCGCCAGCCGTCGAACGCCGCGCCAGAGTAATTCGCGGCGGCGATCGTCTGCGCTGAGGCAGCGACCGCCGTGCAGACGATGCCGAGCAGCGCGACGGCAAGCGGCAACCAGCAGTCGTAGAGCAGCAGGAAGAACGCGGCGCGACGGTTTCGCATGGCGCAGCATGCTAGCTCTGTAACTTCCTCTTTGCCAACCGCTCGGCATAGGCAAGCTGGACCGCCTCCCGTCGCTGGTCGATGAGCCGTTCCTCAGGTAGCGGCGTACCTCGCGGACGATACCCGAAGTCGTGTCGAAAGGTTGAGGGCGTCGCCCAGGGAATGCTGTAGGGGCTGTCGCCGCCCTTGGCGGGGCCGTTGTTCCACTCGTCGTTGATCGCGAGGGTAATCACGGCCGGAGGTTGAGTCGCGGCGATCGCGGTGCAGTGATCTACGAGCGCCTCGTACCGCTGTCGCAGGTCCTCGGACTCAAGGATGTAGCGCTCGCGCGCCGCGGCGAGCCGCTGCTGCAGGCGCTCGACGTGCTCGCGCAGTTCTCGAATCTCGGCGCGCGGATCGGAGTATCTCACTTGGCCAATTCCTTCTGGATCTCGGCGTCGTGCATCAGGCAGCACTGGTCGATTTCGCAGAGTATCCGCTTCAACCTGTCGCGCTGCTCGATGATCGCCTGCCCGTGCGGGAGCATCGTCTTCGCGTGGGCAAGAATCACTTCCATGACGCCGATAAACTGTGCCGGGCGCACCACCAGCGGTCGCGTGGCCATCGTTTTCGGATCCGTCAGCACGACACCAAGCTGGATGCCGGGGATATCTGGCCAGCGACTGAGTTCCTGCAGGCATTCGATGAACGCGATCTGCGCAGCCCTGAGCGCATGCATCTCACGCGCTGTTTCTTCGGAAGTCACGTTGACTCCTTCACGAACTCCAGGAACGGCGAGTCCCGCAGAACGATCGCCCCGCCGCCCTTCCGGCGCAGGACGTGCAGGCACAGCATGGCGATTTTCCAAGACTTCGCCCGGGCGACGAGCCGCCAGTGCACCGGCTTCCGGTTGCGTATAACCGGCTTGTCGAGCCCCTGGCAGACGAGGAACTGCTTCGAGTCGTCGGGCTCGGCGTCCACCAGGACGCGCACGGCCCGCCACCCGGCCTTCCTGCGGACCGTTGCTGCAGTGCTTCTCATCGGCGCCCTAGCGGAACGCCAGGGACTCTGGCAGAACGACGACGTTGGAAGCTGCAGTGAAGACGCGGGATCCGTCAGCGAGGCGAAGGCCGACGCGGTAGTTGACCGCATTGTCGAGAAGCCGCTCGGACTCGACGCGGAGATCGAAGGCTAACGCCTCCTGCTGCCGGGCGTAGGACGAGCGGCCGAACCAGACGACCTTGCCTTCGACGCCGATCGGAACCTTGCGGCCCTTCACAACTCGGACAACGCGACCGATCTTCGGGACCTTCAGCTCGAACTCGGCTTCGCGCTTCGCGCGGTCTTCCTGGCGTTCAACGCTGCGTGCCCAGACGCGGGCGTCGAGGGCCTTGCGTTCGTCGTCCGGCAGGTCGACGACGGCGTTGTTGAAGTAGGTCCAGCCGCGCGTTGTCGCGTAGAACACTTCCGTGGTGAAGCCCGTCGAGCGGTCGAGGACGACGGCGAAGAAGTCCGAGTCGTCGTAGCCGTTCCGCTCGCGCAGCGAGACGACAAGTCCGCGGTGCGATTCGTGGATGTAGCCGACCGTGCAGCCGGCGGCAACGCAGGACGGCGTCAACTCCGTCATTGAGGTATCCGGCCAGCCAGTCTTCCCCGCGGTGCAGCCTTCGCGGTGATTGACGGCGTGGGGAGTGACGACCGTTGTCGGGTTGTCGGAAGTGGCCACGTCGAGGTAAGTGAAGATGCTCATGCCGTGAAGTAGACCATCCGGGTCGCAGATTGTCAAACATTTTCAAACATTTTCCTACGGCCGCCAGCGGCCCGCCGCGTCCCGGTCCCCAGCCATGGCGTCGCCCCCGGCCGGCCGGTCATCCGGGTGCGTGTCCGGGCCGTCCGGCTTCTGCCGCGCCTGGGCGGGCGCAGGGGGCTCCCTGCGCCCGAAAGCGTGCGCCTCAAGCCAAGCCCAGGCCCCGCTGGTTGCGTCGACCTGATCGCACAGCGCGGCCTCGGGGAAGCCTTCCAGCTCGTCGACGTAACCCTGCGTCCACGGCCCGGCGAACAGGCGCAGGCCGTCCCGCTGCGTCAGCGGCGGCAGATCTTTGTCGGCGCCCCACCACTTGCCGCCGGTGTTCGAGCACTCGCCCCGCCGCTGGTAGCCGCGCTCCAGGCACGACGCCACCGGGTCAGCGCGGCGCTGCTTGGCGTCGAGCCCTACCGAGTTCCGCGCCATGGCGCTGTTCTCTTTCCAGGTGAGCTGCCGCGCTTCCTGCGGCCGGGCGCCGACGACGCGGAAGCCCTCGGCCTTCAGGCGCGTCTGCAGCGCGTCGAACTGCGCGATGCCACCTGAGCCGCCCTCGATCTCGATGCCGACGACGACGTGCCGGCCGTCGATGTGCGCCTGCTGCACGATCTTGTCGTCGCGCTTGCCGGGCGTCGCCTTGAACGCCGTCGCGTGCTCGACGAAGCGACAGCCCGCGCGCACGCGGGCCATCAACACGCCGGCGGTGCGCGCCGCGTCCTGCTTCTCGCTGGCGGCGAGGTCCCACCAGCGCACGCGGACCGTCTCCGACGTCGGCAGCACGACCTCGGCTGGGTCGAGCATCGGCCCGAACCACTCGACGCGGAAGTAGTCGCCCGGGTCGCGCGCCGACCAGTCGCCGTCGAGCAGTTGCCGGCGGCGCGTCGGATGCATGTCGCGCAGCGTCTCTTTGTAGGGCTCGCGGTCGAGCGACGGGTTGTCGTCGATGCGCGACGGGATGTAGCTGCCGACCGCGGCGACGACCTGCTGCGTCGCAGGGTCGACGCCGCCCATGAAGCGGCGCTTCACCCAGTCGTGCCCCGGGCCACCCGGGTTGCTCGTCGCGATCATGCGCAGCGGGATCGGGTCGTCGATGTTCTTCCTGCAGCGGCTGCGCAGCAGCTCGTAGGTCGACTCCAGCGGCCAGTGCGTCAGCTCGTCGAAGCCGATCAGGTGCCAGTCGCTGCCGTAGAACTGCAGGTCGTCGCGCGTCGTGCCGTCGTGGTATCCCATCACGACGCGCGCGCCGCTCGGGAACTCGAAGGCGCTGTCGTCGCCGAGCCACTTCACGCCGGCGGGGAGCCATAGACGCTTCGCCTTGTCGATCAGGTTGCCGGGCAGCTTCGCCTCAGTGCGCGAGCGGCGCAGCAGCACGGCGCGGAACTGCGGGTAGTGCCACGCGTACTGCGCCGCGGCGATCAGCAGTCCGTAGCTTTTGCCGCCACCGGCCGCGCCGCCGAACAGGATCTCGAACACGGGCTTCTCGCAGCCGATGTGCGCGCCCAGCAGCTTCCGTTGCTTTGGGTGCGGCAGCGACAGCGGCCCCATGTAGGGGTTGCCGAGCGTCTGCGGGCACAGGCGCTCGAACTGCAGCACGGCCTTGTCGCCCAGGTCGATCGTCGTCACTCGATCCACTCCGGTCCGGCATCGCAACGCAAGCAGCGCTTGCTCGTAGAACGCTTCGCCTTGCCCTGCGTCTTCCTAAAAACCGCGACGATGGTCTCTTGCTGTTCACGGACACCTAGAACTTGGCTGTGCGCAAACGAGTACAGAACGTACCCACGTTCCAAGTTGGTCGCGATGATCTGCTCGAACTGCTTCGAGATGATCTGTCCGCCTTGCTGTCCCTGAGCCCAGGTCTTCGCGATCTCGGCGACGATGAACTCGGCGGCCATCACATCAAGTCCTCGATCGTCTTCGGCTCAGGTCGCACGAGCCGGATCGTCGGCCGCTCGCGCCGTAGCTGGTCAGTGAAGTCGTGCAAGTCCTCGATCGCGTCGGCGAGTTCGCCAGCGTCGGGCAGCACCGGGACGCCGTTGCTACTCGCCGCGGTCGTTGGAGCGGGCACGGGCATCGACACGACGTTGTGCGTGTCGAGGCGCGCGAACAGCTTGATGAGTTCCCGCGCGGCCCCCACGTCGCCCTGCAGCGCGGCGTTGCTGAGACCCTTGACCACGTTCCACATCATGCGCTCAAGCGACGTGTTCTCTTCGCGCGCGTAGCGGTCGCAGACGGTGATCAGGTCGATACGCCGGCCACGGCCGCGGATGACGTGCACGACTGCGCGCTCGGCGCTCGGATCGACGGGCAGCTCGTTGGTGGTCATCCGATCAGGTCCTCGATGCTGGCTGGTTGTCCGCTGCGCTTGGCCCGCTCGCCGGTCATCGCTTCCCAGCGCTGCACGACGACGTCGCAGTACGCCGGGTCCATCTCCATCGCGAAGCACTGGCGCTCGGCCTGCTCGCATGCGAGTAGCGTCGAACCACTGCCGGCAAAGGGATCGTAGACCGTCGACGCGAATGGCGTGTTGCCCAGCAGCTCGACGAGCAGACCGACCGGCTTCTCGGTGGTGTGGTGCTCGTTGCTAGTGCGCGGCGCCTGCAGCACATTGCCGGCCCCCGCGTACGTGTTAGGCACCGGCGGCGCGTCCTTGCAAGCCCATATGATCAGCTCGTGCTGCGTGCGCCAGACTTGCCCCATCCCGGGGCGGCCTTTGTCCCACACCAGCATTGAGCGGGCGCGGAAGCCGCAACTCTCGACGACGTCGTAGATCCACACCCACATGCGCCAGTCAGTGAAGGCGTAGAGGAATCGCGCACGCGCCTCGGTGAATGCCTGCTTGAGCAGTGCTTGGTAGCCGCGCGTGCTGAGCCTGTCGTTCGCGATCGGCTTGTGCGCGATGTCTCGACCTACCGAGCCTACGCTTCTCCCCATCTCGTTGAAGCCGCCGGAGCAGTACGGCGGGTCGGTCAGCACGAGGTCGAAAACCGCGCCGTCGCGCAGCTTGTCGACCTGCGCTTCCACCGTGCTGTCGCCACAGAACAGCCGGTGCCGGCCGAGCACGATCAAGTCGCCGCGTTTCGTGCGCGGCTCAGTCGGCACGGCGGGCACGACGTCGAGGCCCTCGGTTCCTTCCAGCTTCGCGCGGTCGCTGCCCTTGATGCCGAGCAATTCCACGTCGAAGCCCGCCTCGCGCAGCTCCAGCAACTCCACCTTCAGCAGCTCGCGGTTCCACGCGCTGTTCGCGGCGAGCTGGTTGTCCGCGACGACGTAGGCGCGTCGCTGTTCTTCGGTCCAACCGCGCGCGACTACGCAAGGCACGCGCAGGATGCCCAGCTTCTCGGCGGCGAGCACGCGGCCGTGCCCTGCGAGGATGCCGCCGTCTTCGTCGATCAGCACGGGAATCGTCCAGCCCCACTGCTCGATGCTCGCGGCGATCTGCGCCACCTGCTTGTCGTCGTGCGTTCGCGGGTTGCTCGCTCGCGCACGCAGCGCGCTCGTCGCGCGTTCTTCGACATCGAGCGCCGGCCACTTCGGATTGGTCATCGTTGCCGCTCCCAGAACTGCACCAGCGCGCCGACCTGCTCAGGCTTGAGCATGCCGCGCTCGGCGCGGTTGATCCACGACGTGCCGAGGCCGGTCATCTCGCTCAGTTGTCCGAGCGTGAAGCCGGCGCGCTCGCGGCGCACGAGGCACCACTCGTGCGTCTGCAGCGACGTCGGGGTCATCACATCGGCGCCGTCGGTCTCCCAGCGCCGCAGCGTCTGCGTGCTGATGCCGCACATAGCCGCGGCCTCGGCGACCTTCAGCTTCGCGCGGCGTCGGTTCAGCCTCGCGCGCTCGCCGTGCGTGAGTTCGAGCGTCTTCATTGGGGATACCACCATACCCGAACGCGCGCGCCGACGTTCGGCTCGCGCAGCCAGTACTTGTGCGACTGCACCCACACCACCTGCGCGTCGTCGAACCACAGCAGCGGCGGCAAGTCGTTCCACGAGCCGAGCGCGTCGAGCACCATCTTCGCGAGGTTGTCGACGTCGGGCCGCTTCAGCATCGACACCGGCGCCGTATCCCTGAGCAGCCGGGGCACTTGGTACTTCTTGTTCTTGTAGTGCGTCTGCGGTCGCAGGAAGCCGAAGCCGATCGCGACGTGGAACGCACCGTCGCGCGGCCACATCGACTCCGGGTTCGCGGTCGTCAGCGCCGTCGGAAACTCTCGGGCGAGGCGCTCGATCGCGCTGGCGCGCACTTGATGCCCCCAGGGGTCGGCGCTGCGGTTCGGGTAGACGTGCCCGCGCATCGACTTCACCGGCCGGGGCCACGCGGCGGGCTGACCGGGCACGAAGAACTCGACGGTCGGAGGGGCCTTCTTGTTGGACTTCACCGGGTTCCTGGTCCTTGGTATAAAACGCCAAAGTGGTGGTTCTGCCTAGGACATCCTGCGCCGCGGACTCTCTTAAGAGAGAGTCCCGCGCGCGGATCGTGTCTTTTTCCGTTGTGGTTCTGCTGGTTCTGAGTGGTTCCAGTCGCCATAACTGCTTGTCTTGTAAGGGCCGCGCCGCCGAGCTGGTTCTGCTGGTTCTCTGTTGGTTCAGCGGACGTAAACCAGTGGATGTTTGATAATAGCAAATCATTCTGGTTCAGCGCACGTAAGTCCTTTCTCTGTAAGCTCCAGAAATGCGCACTGGTTCAGGCTGGTTCCGGCCGTATTCTTTTTCGCGCCTAGGTATGTGTTTTTTATCAAGCCCAAAACGTGCAGCCGATCCAGGCATTCGTCGACGACCTTTCCGCGCTTCAGGCCGGCCAGCGCGATCGTCTCCCGGCGCGAGAAGCGCGTCTTCACGTTGCCAAGGTTCGCCGCCGCCTTCCACAACGCGCCGAGCACCGGGTCGACCAGCAGGTCGGTCAGATCGTCCGCCGCGGCGTCGAAGTCCGCCGGCGTGGTGCGCAGCACGACCGTCGTCATGTCGCGCCCCTTCTCGTCCTGCCCCACGGTGACGACCTGCATCTCGCCGCGCAGCGGCTCCGGCTCCGCCCAGTCCTTCGCCTTGGCGCTGAAGGCGTGCGCTCCGAGCTTGCCGACCTTCATCACCTGGAACGCGAAGTCGCAGGCCGGCAGCATCACCGAGCTGCCGCGCATGCGCGTCTTGTCGCCGTGCCCCATATGGTGCACCGGCACGCAGCAGCAGCGGAGCTGCCGCGACAGCGCCGTCAGGTGCTGCACGAAGCGGTTCATGTCGTCGGTGGCGCTCTCATTGCCGGGCCCGAAGTTCTGCGCCTGCGTGTCCACGACGAGTAGCGCGATGCCAGTCGGGAAGCGCTTCCGTATCGCGCGTAGCCACCGGGCCGCGTCCTCGGCGTCGCAGAGCTGCCCAGGTTGCCGCGTCACGACGAGCGGCGGGCGTTTGCCCAGCTCGATGCCGTGGTGCTGCAGCTCGGCGCGCAGGCGCTTCTTCAGGCCGTCGCGCCCCTCGCCGATCATGTAGACCACGGGGCCGTGCACGTCGACCTCGTGTCCGAACCAGTGCGTCAGCTTCTCGAAGGCGACGTGCAGCGCGAGCGACAGCACGAACGGCGTCTTGCCGGCGGCGCTGTCGCCGTAGAACTGTCCCAGGCCAGTGCGCGGGATCAGGTTGTGCACCAAGAACTCGTAGCCGCCGGCTTCGGCCAGGAACTCGTCGGCGTCCTGCAACAGATCGGACACGGAATCCGGCGCCTTTTCTTGTCCCGTGTCGGGCTTGAACCACTTGTCGGCCGTCTGCTTGGCGGGCTGGCTGAAGGCTTGCGCGGCGCCTGGGCGCTTGGCAGCGACGCGCGCGAGGTCGCGGGAGACCCAGGCGCGGCGGCCGTAGCGTGCAGGTTCCTTGCTGTCGTCGACGAGCCCTTGACCCCATAGCGTGCGCGTCAGCAGGAAGCTGAGCGCCGCTTCGCCATGCCCGCGCGCGGCGGCAAGCACGCAGCGCTCCACTTCACCGAACGCCTCCGAAGCCGTCCACGTCGGCTCGCCGAGCCTGTCGCGCAGCTTGTGCCAGTCGGCGTCGATGATCCCCGCGCGGTCGAGCGGGCCGAGCGCAGCGTCGATCTCGTCGGCGCTCGGCTGCGCGCCTTGGCCCTTCGGCAGCGCGACTACTCCGCCTGCGGCGCCGGTGTCTTCACCGATGCCGAAGCGTTCGCGCGCCCAGTCGAGGAAGCTAGACGTCACGGACTTGGAGCCCGCTGCCGAGGTAGTGGTCGCCGGTCATCGTCACGTAGCCGGCAGGGCCGGTGCCGAAGACCTGCCACTCAGGAAGCTTCTCGCAGTGGGGCGGCGGGGGCGCCTTCAGCGTCGTGCGCGTGCGCTGGCCCAGCTTGAAGAGGCCGTCGGCCGCGGCGATCCAAAGGTGCAGGCCATAGCCCGATGGGCTGACCTCGCAGTAGCTGCGGCCGGCGACGTTGAGCGTCTCTTCGGCCCAGTCCGACACGGCGCCCGTCTTCGGGTCGCGGCATGCGTCCATGTCGACGCAGAGTACCGGCGAGCGTTCCGGCTTCAGCAGGCCGCCGGTCATCACGAGCCCGATGCCGGTGGCGTCGTTGATCGGCCCTTCTTCGAGCACGTCGGCGAGTTCGCGCCACCTGGAAGCGTCGCGCGTGCTGCAGTCCGGGACCTTGGTCCTGCGGCCGCCGGCGTTCTCGCGCAGCGCCCAGCGCAGCCACCTGCGGTGCTTGGCCCAGTCGGCGAAGAGGGGGAGGGACAGCAACCGCGCCAGCGGGTCAGACATGATGGGCGCGGAACCTACCTCGACACCGGCGCTGCGCAACAGAAAAGAAAATTGCGGGAAAGTCTTTGACAGGTCCGCGGCGCTGCTGGTAGTAATCAACGCCGTCGATGCAGCTCTACGAGCACCAAGTTTCCGGCGCCGAGTTCCTTGCGAGTCGCGAGAAGGCGATGCTGTGGGACGAGCAGGGCCTCGGCAAGACCGTGACCGCGATCGTCGCCGCCGACGCGGCGAAGTGCAACCGCGTGCTGGTCTGCTGTCCGAGCGTGGTGCTGTTGAACTGGGCGCGCGAGTGGTCGGTATGGTCGCCAAATCGGACGGTCCAGCTCATCGACGCCGGCGATGTGCAGCTCGACGGTAGCGCGGTCGTGCTCGTCACCCACGACCTGTTGCGGTCGCCGCGCGTCTGGGCACAACTGCGCGCGGCGAAGTTCGACCTGCTGATCGTCGACGAGGCGCACAACTTCAGGAACCGCGAAGCCCAGCGCAGCAGGCGCTTGTGGGGTGTGCGCGGCAAGCCGGACGTGCCGCGGCTCGTGGACGGCTTCCCGCGCGTCTGGCTGCTGACGGGTACGCCGATGCCCAACAACGCCGCCGAGCTTTGGGCGCCGCTGTGGGGCCTTTGGCCCGACGAGTTCGTCGGCTACACGATGTTCCGCGAGCGCTACTGCCAGCTCGCGCACAGCGACTACACGCCCGACCGCGTCAAGGTGGTCGGCAACAAGAACCTGCACGAGCTGCGCGGCAAGCTGGCCGGCAAGTTCCTGCGCCGGTTGAAGTCGGAATGCCTATCGCTGCCTGAGCGGCGCTTCGAGCAGGTGGTGGTCGGCACCGGGCGGTTGCCGGCCGACCTGCAGCGGGCCAACGCCATCGTCCGGGCCGCCTGGGAGGGCGCCGTTGCGGAGGGCAACGGGTTGGCAGCGGCCGCCGAGTCGATGGAGTTCGCGACGTGGCGGCGTCTCTGCGGCACCGCCAAGGCCGCCGCCGCGGCGGAGATGCTGGCCGCCGAACTGGCCGACGGCGCGCTGGCCAAGGTCGTGGTGTTCGTGCACCACCGCGACGTCATGGCCGCGATCGTGCAGCGCCTGATGCCGTACGGCGTGCGCAGGCTGGCCGGCGACATGACCGGGAAGGCCCGCAGCGAGGCCGTGGCCGACTTCCAGGCCGAAGGCGGCCCGCGCGTGATCGTGTGCAACATCGTCGCCGGCGGCACGGGCGTCACGCTCACCGCCGCTTCGGAGGCGGTGTTCGTCGAGCTGTCGTGGGTGCCGGGCGAGAACGCGCAGGCGGCCGACCGGATTCACCGCATCGGCCAGGGCCGGAAGACGCGCGTCAGGTTCCTGGCCCTGGCCGGGACGATCGACGAGGCCATAACGGCGACGCTGCGGACCAAGACGAAGATGATTAGCGAGGTGCTGCAGTGACATTCACCGCGGGGCAGCACAGGTCAAGTCTGGTCGAGGCTCGGAACGAGTCGGGGCATGCTCTGGCGCGGTTCGGCACGGCCCGGCGCGGCCAGGCTAGTCAGTGCGAGGCTCGGAACATGGCGAAAGCCGGGCGATGCTTGTCGGGGCGGGGCTTGTCTCGGCGATGCGAGGCTCGGAACTTGGGCGCGGCGCGGCTCGGTTTGGCCGGTCACGGCAGGTCGAGGCTCGGAACGCGGCGTGTCCTGGCCGGGCAGGACGTGGTATGGCCCGGCTCGGCATGGCAGGGCATTACAGGGCTCGGAACTCGGCTCGGCGGGGCTCGGCTGGGCTCGGCTGGGCTCGGCTTGGCAAGGCTCCGCAAGTCCCGGCATGGCTCGGCGAGGCTTGGAACTTGGCGCGGCAGGGCCGGACAAGGTTTGGCGTGGCAAGGTGCGGCGGGGCCAGTCGGCGCGAGGCGTAGCAAGACCGGGCGAGGCTTGGTAACTCACATTCTCAGAAACCGCAATCAGGGGCGCGGCAAAGTCTCCTGTTTTTCACTGACTGATTAGGAGTAGACCGATGAAAGAACGCACTTACACGCTCCGGGGCGTCGCGCCCCTCGTCATGCACAACGAGCGTCTGTCCGACCCGCTGGACAAGTGGACGCGGCTGGTCGCGCAGATCAGCAAGAAGCAGAAGAAGACCGAGGACGACCTGATGGAGCTGTCGCGCCGCGAGTGGTTCGGCGGGCTCTACCTCTTCGGCCCGAAGGAGGCGCCCGGCGTGCCGGAGCGCAACCTGGAGCGCATGCTGCGCGACGCCGCCAGCAAGACGAAGCGCGGCAAGGACGTGCAATCTGCCTGCATCGTCACCGAGCCCGCGCTGCTCGTCTATGAAGGCCCAAAGAACGCCGAGGCGCTGTGGGAATCTGGCAAGTTCCTCCTGCGCGCGAGCTGCAAGGTCGGGCAGATGCGCGTGATCCGCAGCCGCCCGATGTTCTCGGAGTGGTCGCTTACCTTCACCGTCAACTACGACGAGCTGGTGCTCGAACCTGAACTGGTCGACGGCTTCGTCGAGTTGGCCGGCGCGCGGATCGGCCTGTGTGATTGGCGCCCGAAGCATGGCCGCTTCATCGTGGAAAAAGTCCAATGAGCAACCTCCCGGTGCCCGCTGGACCCGCTGGCGATCCGCCGCAAACTTCTGCGGCGGAGCGCTGGCCTCTCGACTTCGCCAACCTGCGCCGCGGCGACCGCATCGCTGCGTCGCGGGTCGAGGTCGCCGTGCTGCTGTCGCGCAAGCACAACGCGACGTGCGACGAGGACTGCGAGGGTTGCCACTACTGGCGCTCGCTGCTCCGCCTGCGCGACAAGGTCGTCGACGCTTTCTTGGAACGCGGCGATGTCGGCGTGATCGTCACCACCCAGGATCAAGGTCTGCAGATTCTCACCGACGAGGAGGCAGTCCATTACGTGCAGGCCCGCGGCGGGCAAGCGCAGCGGCACTTCAAGTGGGCGGTCACCAAGGGCCGCCTCATCGACCGCCAGAAGCTGAGCGATGCTAGCCGCGAGTCTCTCGACCGCTGGTTGCACGTCGCCAGCTTCCGCCTGCAGCAGATGCGCAAACACGCGCCGCCGCTGCTCACCGACCACCCACCTGATCTCGACGAACTTCCCGCGCCAAAGGAGCGCACCGAACCATGAACGTCACAGTCACTCTCTCGTACGATCCCGCTAGCACCGAGGAGCGCAAGGCGCTCGCCGGAGTCCTCGGCATGCTCGGCGCCATGCCACCGCTGTCGACCCACCTGCCGAGCCCGAAGCAGATGACCATCTCGGGGACAACCACCCGGGGATCGACCTTCAGCGAGTCGGCGCCGCCGTCGCGCGCCGAGGAAGTCAAGGCCATCAAGGACGAGGTCGTCAGCAAGCGCAAGGCCAAGGATCCGAAGCCCGCGCCGACCGTCAGCAAGGACGACCTGAAGCTGCAGCTCCGCGTGCTCGGACAGATGCCCGACGGCTTCGACGCCTCGCGCAAGGTGCTGCAGTCCTTCAAGGCCGTCACGCTCGACGACCTCAAACCGGCCGACTACGCCGCCGTGCTCGACGCGCTGAAGGCCGCGGCGGTCGCCAGCGACGCCGACGACGTGGACGTCGACGCGGACGTCGACGCGGACGAAGGCGCCGAGTCGTGAGGCCGAAGAAGACGCCGGCGGCTCGGAAGGCAGTGACCCAAAAGGTTGCGCCGAACCCGAACCTGACGTGGACCACGTTCGAGAACCTGAGCAGGATGGCCGCTGCCTGGGAGCACAAGTCGGACCTTACTAACGGTTCCGCCGTCAGCGACCGCGAGATACTCAGTGCCATTCTCGGTGCGCTAACGCGCATCGTGAAGGCGGTTGAGGCCCTCGCAGAAAAACCACCGGTGCGGCTATGAGCACGCACGCCAAGCTCGCGCCCAGCGCTGCGCACCGCTGGATGCACTGCCCGGGGTCCGTCGCGCTGTGCGCCGGACAGCCGGACGAGTCCAGCGAGTACGCCGACGAGGGCACCTTCGCCCACTCGCTCGCCGCCCGGTGCCTGACAACCGAGCGCGAGGCGAAGTCGGTCCTCGGCACCGTCAGCGTCGACGGCCGTTTCCGCTGCGGCGACGAGATGGCGCGTGCGATCCAGGTCTACCTGGACGTCGTGCGTCAGCAGGAGCTGGTCGACGGCGCCAGCGCGTCGTTCGTCGAGCAGCGCGTGCACGTCAGCAAGGACGTGCACGGCACCGCCGACAAGATGACGCTGTCGGCTGACGGCCGCACGCTGCACGTCTTCGACTTCAAGTACGGCGCCGGCGTGTTCGTCGACGCCGAGCGCAACGAGCAGATGATGCTCTACGGGCTCGGCGCGCTGCTGACGCACGCGACGCTCTGCAAGAAGGTGGAGACCGTCGAGCTGCACGTCGTGCAGCCGCGCTACTTCGGCGACTCGCCGCCGTGGCGTTCGTGGAGCGTGTCCGCCACCGAGCTGCGCACGAAGTTCGGCGCCGAGGTCGTCGCCGCGGTGAAGGCGACGCAGCAGCCGCGGCCGACGTTGGCTAGCGGCTCGCACTGCAAGTTCTGCAAGGCGAAGGCCGTCTGCCCGCAGCTCCGGAAGGACGCGCTCGCCTCGGCGCAGCACGCCTTCGCCGTGCCGGCGAAGGTCGCCCCGGAGCCGAAGACGCTCGACGCCGCCGAGGTCGCGCGACTGCTGCCGCTGTTCACGCGCGCCGAGGAGTGGATCAGCGCCGTGCGCGCGCACGCCTATGAGCTGGCGAACCGCGGCGAGCCGATCTCCGGCTACAAGCTGGTGCAGAAGGTCGGCAACCGGAAATGGATCGACGAAGAGGCCGTCGTCGTGACGAAGCTCGGCGAGGCCGGCATCGACCCGTGGAAGCCGCGCGAACCGATCTCCCCCGCCGAGGCCGAGCGCCGGCTTGGCAAGAAGAGGGCAGGTATCGTCGACCCGCTCACAGTTCGTCCCGCGACCGGCACGGTGCTGGTCGAAGAGAGTGACAAGCGCCCCGCCATCAGCGCGGGCGCAGTGTTCGACAAGGTAGAATCCCCCAACAACGGAGTAGAAGCATGAAGCCGCAACCGCAAGAGAAGGCCGCGCCCGACAACGGCTCGGTGACGACCCACGAAGTACGCCTCGCGTTCCATCAGGGGCTGTTCCAGAAGCGCAAGTACGACGAGAACGCCCGCGAGCAGTACGAGTGCGTGCTGCTGTTCCCGCCCGACTACGACCTGGAGCCGATCAAGAAGTTGATCGCCGACTGCGCCGCCGAGAATCATGGCAAGGACAAGAGGGGCACGCCGATCAAGCAGCCGCTCAAGCCGTGCCACGGAGAGTACGACGGCTTCGACGAGGGCTGGCACAAGATGCGCGTCACCAACGGCTACCCGCCGCAGGTGGTCGACCAGAACGTGCAGCCGATCCTGGACCCAGACGGGCAGGTGATCTACTCGGGTTGCTACGTGCGCGCCAACCTGAGCGCCTACGCCTGGACGAACAAGAAGGGCGGCCGCGGCGTCAGTGTCAACGTGAACGCCGTGCAGCTCCTGCGCCGCGGCGAGTCCCTGACCGGCCGGAAGGGCGCCGACGAGCTGTTCGAGCCCGTGGCCGGCGCGGTGGACGACGACGAGCCGGAGGGCGCGGAGCCCGTGCCGGCGAAGAAAGGCAAGGCCGGCAAGTCGGTCGACGACCTGTTCGGCGACGACTGAGCTACACCGCCGACGACGAGGTTCCGCGGCCGCTTTTTGAGACGGCGGGACTGCGGACCTCGTCGCCGACTTCCTTCAACCCAGGGAGACGGTCCATGCTGGAGTTCGACGACGAGACGCCGATGCCGTTCGGCAAGCACCGCGGCGAACCGCTCGGCCGCGTGCCGGCGAGTTACCTGTCCTGGCTCGGCGAGAACCTGGAAGGCGACAGCCCGGTGCGCGCCGCCCTGCTCGCCTACATCGCCGAGAACGCCGCGGCGATCGAGCTGGAGCTGCGCGAAGATGTGGAGTCCCATCGCCCGCACGGTCGCGGCGGCAGCAGGCCGTGGAACTGACCTTCGACGCGCACGCCGGGGTCCTGTCGCTCGACGTCGAGACGTGCAGCGCCCACGACATCACCTACGGCGCCTGGGCCTACTCGCAGCACCCGTCGACGCGCGTGCACTGCGCGGTCTTCGGCTACGTCACCGGCCCGCGCGCGCCGCGCACCTACGTCCGGTGGTTCCCCGCGCGCAGGTTGCCGGCGGCGATCCTGGACTACCTCGCCGCCGGCGGCGTGCTGATCGCCCACAACGCATCCTTCGAGAAGTCGATTTGCGCGAACATCCTTACGCCGCGGCACGGCTGGCCCGCCATCCCGACTGAGCAGTGGCGCGACACGCAGGCCATGGCGCAGGCCGTGAACCTGCCGCGGTCGCTGGCGGGGCTCTGCAAGGCGCTCGGCGTGCCGCACCAGAAGGACGCCGAGGGCGCGGCGCTGATGATGAAGCTCGCCGTCGCGACGCCGAGCATCCGCGGTTGGGACTACCCCACGGTGTCGCAGGTCCAGCTCCGCCGGCTGTCCGACTACTGCAAGGCCGACGTCGCCGCGACACTCGACGCCTACTACGCGCTGCCGAAGCTGTCGGTGCAGGAGCACCGGGTGTGGGTCACTGACCAGCGCATCAACGAGCGCGGCGCGCTGCTCGACCAAGCGTTCGCCGGCAAGCTGCGGCGCATGGCCGAGGCGCGGCAGCAGGTGCTGGAGCGTGAAGTGCGGAAGGCTACGACGTCAGAAGTCAGCAGGTCCACCGCGGCGCCGGCGCTGATGTCTTGGCTCAAGTACCGCGGCGTCGTGCTGCCGAAGCGCACGCGCAAAAAGAAGAACGGCAGCTACCACAAGACCGAGACGATCGACAAGTTGGCCGTCGTCGAGCTGCTGCGCGGCGAGCTGCCGGACGACGTGCGGCAGATGCTGCGCAACCGCGCCGAGGCCAGCAAGGCCGCGTCGCTGGCGAAGTTGAACCGCGTCGAGCCGATGGTCGGCACCGACGGGCGCCTGCGCTTCGCGCTGAGCTACTGCGGCGCGCACACCGGCCGGTGGACCAGCGAGGGGTTGCAGCTCCACAATCTGCCAAAGAACCAGCTCACCGCCGCCGCCTCGGCGCTGGTGCGCGATCTCGTCGAGGCGGAGGACTCGCAGGCGCTGGAGATGGCTGAGGCGCGGCCGCTGGAAGCGCTGTCGCAGATGCTGCGCTCCGTGGTCGTGGCGCCACCGGGGCGCGAGCTGATCGGCGCCGACTTCTCGGCGATCGAGGCCCGGGTGTGCGCGTGGCTCGCCGGCCAGGATGACGTCGTGCAGTTCTTCCAAGAGTTCGACGCGCAGCGGCGCGCCGGCGGCAAGCCGAAGGACTTCTACGTCTTCACGGCCGAGTCCATCGACAGCGACGAGCGGCAGCTCGGCAAGGTCGCGGCGCTGGCGCTGCAGTACGGCATGGGCGACGTGACGTTCGCCGGCACCGCTGCGAAGTGGGGCGTGCCGCTGACGCTGCTGCGCGCGCGGCAGGTGAAGCTGTCCTGGCGTCTCGTGAACCGCTGCATCGCGCAGTGGTGGCGCGACCTTGAGGACGCCGCCTTCGCGGCCGTGCTGGAGCCCGGCAGCAAGCACCGAGCCGGGCGCGTGTCGTTCAGGTCCACCGGCAAGATCCTGCTGATGCGCCTGCCGAGCGGCAGATGCATACGATACTGGCAGCCGTCCATCGTGCTGAAGACGCGCGTTTTCCAGCTCGTCGACGACGAGGGCAAGCAGGTGCAGAAGTCGGTGACGCGCGAGGAGCTGCAGTTCTGGAAGCCGGCGCGCGGCGCCATGGTCGCGGAGACGACCTACGGCGGCAAACTGGCGGAGAACGCGACCCAGGCGGTGGCGCGCGAGCTGCTGGCCGCGGGCCTCGTGCAGCTCGACGGCGTGGCACCCTACGAGCTGGTGATCCACGTCCACGACTCCGCGGCGGCGGAGGTGCCGGAGGGGGCGGGCGACCCGCGCGATTTCGCGGACCGGCTAGCGGCGGCACCGCCCTGGGCTGCGGGGTGCCCGGTGGCGGCGGAAGGCTGGCGCGACCGACGGTTCAGGGGTTAGCGGTCGCCGTCGTCCAGCGGTTCCAGCTTCGACACGAAGTTCCGCGCGCACGCGAGGCACATAGGGCCGTCGCCGACGCCGGAACCTTCGCGGGCCGCGGCCCCGCAGATGTGGCATACGACAGGCACGGTCGCCTTCAGCGGTAGAAAACGCAGGGCTCCGCAGCGGTCCGCGTTCTCGGCGTAGCCGGCGACGTCGACGAGGTTGTCGCGCCCCGGGGAGTGCCGGTCGCGGCTGAGCTTCTGCAGCACGTTCAGCATGCAGACGTCGCGGGCGCTGATGCTGACGCCTAGGTAGGCCGACCACAGCGCCGCCGTGCGGCCGTGGTTCTCCGCCGGCGTGCCGTAGGCCGCGGCGCGCGGTCCGCGGGTCAGTTCTGCGGCTTCTTCGAGAATCGACTTTTTCTGTTGTTCCATGCTTGATAATATAGGCAAATGTTTGAGAATGCGCCACCATGCAGACCAAGTTTTTCCGCACGTCGGCACTCCGCGACGCTGCGCTGTTCCTGCTGATCGCGGCGGCGGCGGTCGGCTTGGCGCTCGGCTGCGCCGACGACCTCGCCACCTGCGGGTACATCCGATGATCCGCGAAACGCGCGCCGTCTACTGCGACCGCTGCCTCAAGTGCGAGACGATGCCGTCGCTCGACAACGTGAGGCAGTTCCCGGAGCTGCTGCCGAAAGGCTGGTGCCACGCGACGGTGACCGCGCAGTGCCAAGGGCTAGCTGGTGTAGAAGACAACTACTCCCTGCTCCGCGCGTGGGATCTCTGCCCGGGCTGCGCTGAGCGGATGAGGGCGCACGTCGCGCTGATCCGAGTACAACTGACCGACGTACTGACAGCTTTCAAAACATGAGAACCTCCAAGAGTCCGTTCCGCCAGCTCTGCGAGGCGGCGCGCCGCCGCGGTCGCAAGCGCACCGACCGGCCGCTGTCCATGGTGCAGCTCGCCAAGCGCGCCGGCGTGCCGGTGTTCACGCTCTACAAGGCGTGCAACGGCACCGCCAAGTTCGACCGCACGGAGTACCTCGTGGCCGGGATCGCGCAGGCGTTCGGCGTGCGCGAAGCGGAAGTGTGGCGCGCGATCGAGGGGACCTTCGGCCGGTCGTGGAAGCACGGCGGCACCGTGCTGGCGGCAGCCAAGTGAACCGACAGCTCCTTTGGGCTGCGATCGGCCGCGGCGCGAACCGCAAATACTGTGGCTACAGCGTCGACGCGCCCGGATACCCGACGTGGACGATCCGCCACAGAACGCGCGGACGCCGCGGTTTCCTGCTGAAGCTGCGCTGTGACGACCGACCGGCGACCCGCTACCCCACGCTGGCCGACGCGAAGTACGCTGCCCAACGAGTGGAGGACGCCTACGGTGAGTGAAGCTATCAACCGCCTCGACCCCTTGGAGCTGCTGCGCCTTGAGAACCGCGAGCTGCGCGCCCTGCTGCACGCCAGTCAGGGCCGCATCCAGGAAATGCAGCAGGTCGCCGCGCAGCACGTCGTGCTGACCCACTTCGTCGCCGCGCTGGCCACCGCCGCCGGCGGCTCGATGGTCATCACCTACGAGCAGGTGCAGGCCGCGCAGGAGCACAACGCCTTCCGGTTCATGGTGGACCGCGGCGAGCGCGAGGACGGCAAGGTGGACGCGCGCGTGACGGTCTACCCGCTGACCGACGAGGAGCGCGCGGCGCAGCAGAAGGCCGCGGCGGACGCTGCGGCCCTTCCCGTCGACAAAGCAAGCCGCCTGATCCTCCCGGAGTAACCGTGACGAAGACGCGCTAGGACGTCGGCAGCATCGCGCGCACCGCGCAGTCCTTCGCTTCGAGCAGCTTGTGCAGCGCATGCTCCGTCTGCGAGATCGAGGACGGGTGGTTGCTGGCGCGGTTCGCAGTCTTCTGCGCCAGCGCGTGGAAGTCGCGGCTGACGTCCTGCAGGTGTGCCGGCAGGTGCGCGAACTCGAAGAACTTCAGGACGGGGAAGGTGTTCATCGGAGCGGCACGACGTTCGGGCGCGCGGTGATCAGCACCTTCGAGCCGTCGGTGCCGACCTGCTCGGAGCTGAGCGCGCTGACGAGCGCGCAGCGGTGCTTCAGCAGCGCGGCGTCGATCTCCAAGCCGCACGCCCGCGCGCGGGCCATGGCGTCCGCCTCGGGGGTCGGCGCCGGGCCGACGAGGATCGGGTGGCTGACGCCGTCGTCGGCCACGGGGAGGGGTTCGGAGTCGGTCATCGGGCGGGTTCCTTCGAGGGAAATGCCGGCCGGCTCTCTCGTCAGGGCCGGCCGGCTCCTCTGCATCCATCGGAGTCAAGTCAGGCCCCCAGCCAAAGGGGCCAACCATGCGCAATCAGGAGCCTACCGCTGCGCTGCTGGCGCGCAACGATCAGGGCGTCGGAATCGGCGCGGGCGTCGGCGCCGGCGGCGGGATGGGCGTGCCGCTGCCCATCTGGTTGAGCCGGGTGACGGCGGCGCTCAGGTGCATCAGCGCGGCCTCGGTCTGCGCGCCGGTGAGGCCCTCACCCGCGGTGGCGTTCAGTTGGTCGATCGTCGCCTGCAACTGAGCGGCAAGCGCGTTCGCGGCGGTGATGAGCGACTCGACGTGGTCGGCCGCGGCGTCGAGGTTGGTGAGGGCGGTGGCGATGTCTTCGGAAAGGGTCATGGCAGTTCCTCGGTCGGGGTGGTGGGAAGGGTGGCGCAGGTGCAGCCTGCGGAGTCGGTCCGCAACGCGGTCGATGCGCCAGACGACGAGCGCGTCGCGTTCGCGTAGCAGGTGCAGTATCGCGTCGTGGGTCATGCGAAGAGCGGCAGCAGTTGTAGGACGTCCTGGAGAACGGCGTAGATCAGCGAGTCGAGCCCCTCCCACCAGTCGGTGGGAAGGGCGTTCGCCGCGGCGAAGGTATTGCAGCCGGCCAGTGCCAGGAGCAGCACCGCGACACCAGCGTTGCTACGCCTTGGCCGGCGCATTGGGCGAGTGCGTCGCGTCGTAGAGCTGGTCGATGTTCGCCGCGTGCGTATCTACCTTGGCCGCCAGCGCCGCGCCGTTCGCCGCGTTGGTGTTGCTGCGCACCGTCGCGTAGATGCCGAGGCCGAGCGTCACGAGCTGGCCGATCAACCCGGTGATGAGCGCCGGTGTGCTCGGCGAGTCGCCGCCGGCCGGCGTCGCCGCGTGCGCGACGGCCTGCGCGCCGGTGACGGCGGTCTGCACCTGACCTGTCACGGCCACGACCTTGTCGAGCGCGTCGGCGACCTTCTGCAACGCGGCCGGTGGCGTCGCGCCGCCGGCGGTCATCGCCGTCTTCAGATCGACGACGACTTGGTGCAGTTCGGCGACCGACGTGCCGACGGTCGCCAGCGTGTTGTTGGCCTTGGTCGTGGCGTCGTCGATCTTCTGGAGCGACGGCGTCGCGCAGGCGAAGAAGGTGACGGCTGTCAGAGCGAGCATGGCGCCGAGCGCCATCCATTTTGCGATGCTGTTCATTTGATCGGTGTCCTTGCGAGGGTTGCGGACTGGCTCGACGTGATCTGCATGTTCACGCAGTTGGCCGGGACGTTGATCGTATGCGACTGCCCGGCTTCCGTGAACAGCGGCAGCCCGTTCCCACCGATCTCGTTGCCGTTCGAGTCGAAGTAGGTGACGGTGGCGGTGACCGGGAACGTCGCGCCGGCCGCGTTGCTGAGGGTGACCGTCGCCGTCTGGCCTGCGACCGGCGGGTCGGGAAAGATGGTGAAGCGTTGGGGCATCAGCGTCTGGCTCCGTTCTCGATGAGGTAGAGGGCGCGCCTCGCGGTGCGCCCGGCGGGGGAGTCCTGCTCCGCTACGTGCCGCAGGACCGTCTCGGCCTGGAGCACTTCATTGAGCACGTAGGAAATGGCGTATTCAGGGTTCACCGGGCGCTCGATCTCATCGCGCATCGCCGAGAAGCGCATCGGCTGCGCGCCGTTCCAGGCCACCGCGCCGAGAAAGCCGCAGCAGGTAGCGAACAGGCCGACAACGGTCCAGGCTTCGACGCAGGCGAGTCTCAGCTTCACAGCAGCTTCCTGATGTCGACATGGAGAGCGTCCATCTTGTCGCGCAACCACTGCGGGTCGGACCACGCCGCCATTTGAGCGGCGGTCTGCTGCGACGTCGAGTGGATCTGTCCGAGCAGAGACGTCTGCACCGCCGCGCACTTGGCGATCTCGGCCGTCGAGTCGGCGGTGCGGCGCATGTTCTCCTGCCACGCCTCCTCGCGTTCCTGCTGCAACTTCAACAGGCCCTCGTCGCGCTTCTTGACCATGGACACCAGCAGCGCGGCGAGCGCGAGCACCATCGCCGCGACGGTGCCGAGGATAATGAGCGGGTTGCCGCTGAGGATGCCTTCAGCAGCCTTGCTTGCAAGATCGACGTTGGGTTCCTGGATCATGGCGCCACCGTGAGGAGTTCGACGTTCAGTTGCCGCTGCGTCACCGACCACGAGGCCGTAGCGTTGCCCATCGTCTCGCGGATGCCGATCGACAAGCTGCCCGTCAGGTCGACGGTCGACGTCGCGGTGTTGCCGAGCGTGCCGATGACGCCCGCGGTGCCGGCCGCAGCCGTCGCGTTGCCCATCCAGCAGGTACCCTGCACGTCCACCGTGCCTGTGGCGCCGGTCGTGTCGACGACGATCTCGCAGACGAGTCGCCACGCGAGCGTCAGCGACTTGCCGACGGTCATCGCTCCGGTCGACGCCACCGAGGCGCCGGCCAGCATCAGCTCGAACTTCTGCGTGCTGCTACCGGCCTGCGTGACCATCGTGCCCGATGCAGTGACGCGGATCATCGTGCCGACGGTGTTCGCGAGCGCCGCGGCGATCGTCTTCGTCGTCGCGAACGTCGTCGCCGCCGCGCTGTTGGTGACCGTGTCGCCGCCGGCGACGGACGTCTGGCTGGCGTAGAGCGGTTGCGCGCTGAACCAGCGCGGGTCGTTGCCGGCGCCGCGGGTCTGCAGGTACTGGCCGCTCGACCCGACGCCGAGCGCCGTCCATGCCGAGCCGTTGTAGTAGAGGATCTCGCCGCGCGTCGTGCTGAGGACGGCGAGCAGCGCCGATGCGCCTATGTTGCACGAGATGCTGCTGCCGCTGACCTGCCACAAGGCGTTGAGCGCCCCGGCCGGGGCGGCCGGCGTGCCGTCGCGCCAGTTCGCCGTCGGGCTGATCGTCGAGCCGTTGACCTGGATCGTCGTGCCGCCGCCGGCCGCGGTGGTCCACGTCGGGTCGGTGCCGGCGCCGTTCGCCGTCAGGAACTGCCCCGACGTGCCGGGAGTCAGCGCCGCCCACCCAGACGCCCCACGGTAGAGCACGGAGCCGCGCGTCGAGCCGAGCACGTCGAGCAGGCCCGTCGCGGAGATGGAGCACGAGATGTTCGCGCCGCTGTTCGCGTAGACGGCGTTCAGCGCGCCCGCAGGAGCGGCCGGCGTCGTGCCGTTCCAGTTCGCCGTCGGGCTTACCGCGCCGCCGTTGACCTGGATCGTCGTGCCGCCACCGCCGCCTGAGCTGAGCGTCACCCAGGCCGCGGACACGGTGTCGTAGAACTCGACGACGTGGTTCGCGCCGCTGGTGTTGATGCGGACCAGCCCGGATGCGGCCGCGGGACGCTGCGCCGTCGTGCCGGTCGGGATGCGGACGGCACCATGCCCGCCCTGACCCAGCTCGACGACGACGTCGGTGCCGTTGTCGTAGCCGCGGACGATCTCGGTCGAGTTGTGCCGCACCACCAGCGGCTGCGCGCCCACCGTGTAGTCCTGCGCGATCGTGACGGCGTTCGCCAGCAGCGTGCCGTCGGCCCGCGGCAGGCCGAGCGCGAAGGCGACGCCCGGCGCCGCCAGTACGTAGGACGACGTGGCGTTCGCGCCCGTCGTCGCCGTGACCGACAGCGCGGAGTTGACGCCGTAGTAGTCCTCCATCTCGAACCGCGGCGGCATGAACATGACACCGCCGTTGGCGGTGCCGCCGCGCGCGCGACTGGTCGACGGGGGCTGGACGTAGGTGTAGTCACCGGACGCGAGGCTCTGACCGCCCCACGCGCGCATGGCGAGCACCTGCGGGCGCACCAGCTCGTCGCGCTGCACCAGCACGGCGGGGACCTGCGGGTTCGTCTCGAAGCGCGTCGAGTTGTTCAGCCAGAGTTGCGGCCGGAACGCGATCGCGGCGAACGCCTCGTGGAACGGGTGCAGGATCGAGTAGAGACCGACGGCCGTGGACTCAATGCCGCCGACGCGCTCGACGAGTCCGGGGATGCGGTTCGACTCGCCCGACCACGGGTCGGTGCCGGGCTGCTGGTTGAGCACGACCTGTGTCGTGCTGCGGCGTGTGTTGCCGCTGACGGCGCCGCTGCCGAGGCGCATGGAACCAGTGGGGCTGCCGCCGCGGTTGGCCGGGTCGTCGGGGTTGTTCGGGTCTGGGGGACGTGCGCGGCCGCCGCCGGCGGGGCGCTGCGCCGGGTCGCTGCCGCCGCCGGTCCGCTGGCCGGGCACCGGGTCGTCGCCGCCACCGGGGTCGGGCGGAGGGCCGCCGTTCGGGGTCGTGGGGCCGCCGGGGATCCTGCCGCCGCCCGGGGGCGGCGGGCCGCCCCACGTCGGGGGGCCTGCCCACGGCGTCGTCGGGGCAGGCAATCCCGGAGGCGGTGGCCCGCCGGGGGGCGGCGTGCCCGCTCCAGGGGTCGTAGGCCCGCCAGGAACGGGAGGACCGCCGGTAGCGGGACCACCCGGGCCGCCCGGCGGGGGCGGTGGTGGCGTGACAGGGCCGCCTGGGCCGGGCGTGGTGGGGGTGCCTGGACCCGGAGGGGGCGGAGTGCCGGGCGTGGAAGGCGTGCCAGGGGTCGACGGGGTGCCCGGAGTGGTCGTCGGCGAGTAGTACGGAACCTCCGCGAACCACATCCACAGGCCATCGCGCGGCCCCTTGGCGAAGGCGTGCTGCGCGATCTTGTTCCACGTCAGGTGGACCTTCGACGTCAGCGGGTAGGACGGCGGGAACGGGTAGTCCCCCTCGAAGAACAGCGGCCCGTCGTAGTTCCGGTCGCGGAAGAAGTAGGCGCCGGTGCTGACGTGCGCGGAGTTGACCGGGTGCCCATCGCCGTCGACGCCGTGGTTGTGCTTGTCGGCTTGGTGGCCGGCGTGGATCGGCCCGTAGCCGCGCATCGCGGCCATGAGGGCGACGGCGTGCCCGCCGGTGCGCGTCGGCGAGAACGTGCCGAAGCTGTTGGGCGTCTGCTCGCCGCTGCCGCTGCCGTCGGTCGTCAGGCCGGCGCCGTACGTGCCGGCGTTGCTGCCGCCACCAGTGCTGACTGCGTTCAGTGACCCGCCGTTCGGCGTGACGGGGCCATTCGGCGTACCCGGCGTGCTCGGCGGCGGCGGGCCGTTGGGCGTCACCGGGCCGCTGCCCCCTCCGCCGGTGGCGACGCCGCCGACGACCTGCGCGAAGATGGCGCCAAGGCCGGCGATCGAGTCCTGCACCGACAGCGAGTAGTTGAGGGCCAGGACGTTGCGGTCGAAGACGGCCGAGTTGCCGCCGGTGATGACGCGCACGAGCGACTGCAACCGCGCGTGCCGTCCGCCCACTCCGGGAGTGGTGCTGCCGCCCATGCAGATCTCGCCGGTGGGCTGCAGGTCGACGACCAGCGTGCCGCACTCGCCCGGGCCGTTGGCGCTCGGCGCGATCAGCCGCGGGTCGGCCCACATCGCCAGCGAATGCTGCGCGCTCTCCTCGGTGCCGCCGATGCCGAGCAGCAGCGCGCCGCGCGGGCGCGACTGGAAGCCGACGGGCCACGACAGCGCCTTCCGCACGAAGCGCGAGTCGTTGTTGAACAACCGGTCGCGGATCGGCTGCGAGACGCCGGCGTAGCGGTCGGCGGTCGACAACTGCACCGTGCCGAAGACTTGCGCCCAGGCGCCCATGCCGCGCACCGAGCGGTCGCGCGTCTGCCAGAAGAACCACGGGTGGATATCCCCGATGGTCCCCATGCCGTTCTCCTGGCCGACCTCAACCCACAGCGAGTCGCTGCTCTGCGTGCGCGTCGGGTTCGTGAGCGTGACGATGCGCGCGCCCGCAATCGACTGCCGCACTGACACAGGCACCCCGTTCTGCGCCGCTGCGAAGTCCTGCAGCGGGAAGTAACCGAGGTCTGCGCGATCGGCGATGCGGCTCATAGGGTCACTGGGAATCTACGATCTTCAGCACGAGCTGCCGAACCGAATCCGGCATCAGCGCGAAGCGCGAGATGGGCCGCTGGCGGCCGGGGAAGCTGAAGGCAGCGTCGACCTTCGCCGACGGGAACTGCCCGACGCGGATCGCAACCGAATCCATGTTGCCGACGAGCTTCATGCCGGTCGACGGCACGGCGGACACGACGTCGCCCTGCACGCTGTCAGCAAAGTGCGCGTAGAGTTCGGCGGCGAGTGCCTGCGCATGCGCGGCGAGATGCCGCGACGGGATTCCGGGATCATGGTTGACGAGCAGGAAGCCGGGCAGCGTCGCCTGCGCGCCGATCAGCGCGTCGTCGACGTTGTCCGTCAGGCCGAGCAGCTTCTGCAAGGTATTGGCCGCGGTAGCGTCGTCCTGCCAAGCGAACCGGGCCGTGATCTCGGAGGGCGGCACGAAGACTTCCAGCTCCGGACCCTCGCCGTCCTGGATCGGAAAGGCGGTCTTGAACAGCGGCCGGACGTCCGCGGCTGTGACCTCGATGCGGTGGAACTGCAGCGTGCCGTTCGGAGCGGCCGGCACGATCGTCAACATCACCTTGCACTTCAGCGTGTTCGACAAACTGATGCCGGTAGCGGTGCTCTCGACGCGAAAGCCTGCGCCGGTCGGTTGCCGGTCCTGCAGCGACAGGTCGCGCGAAATACCGGCCTGCACATTGTTAGCGTCGACGAGGAAGCACGGGTACATCGCGCCCGTGATGCCGTAGGGCGACGCGATGGTCTCCAGCCGGAAGATGCCCAGTTCCTCGTCGACGATGTCGACGCGCTGCGGCCCGGGCGTCGTCTCGACGAGCTTCTTGGTGCCCTGCTGTGACTCCAGCAGGTAATCGACGTTGCGCGTGACGGTGTAGCCGGCCGCGTTGGCGCCCACCGGCGCGGCCATCTGCTGGCCCTTCGCTGACGGCACGACGCAGATTTGACCCCACACCGCGGCAGGTGCGCGAGCACCCGTGACGGGATCAAGCAGCGCCGCGCGTACCGGGCGGATATCGCGGATGCGTTCCATGTAGCGCCGATTGATGCGCATCGTCTGGCGCAGGTTTTCACGTAGGGCCTGTACGCGCTGCACGCCGTTCGCGTTCTTCGTCTGGTCGACGACGCCGTTGCCCTGCGCACCGAGCACGGCTTCGAGGCCGCCGACCGTCCAGAAGTGGCGGATGTTCTCGAAGGTCCACGGCCCGGAGTCCGCCGGGTCAATCGTCGTGTTGACGTAGTCGAGCCACTTGTCGACGCGGATCCAGTTGCCGGGCGCGAGGTCCTTCGAGATGACCCGGTCAGCTTGCGGGTCGTACTCACTGATCGTCGTCTTCAGGTCGACCGTCGGCAGCACGTTCTCAAGGAACGGCTCGTTCCGGTTCGGCGACGCCTGCGTCGGGCCGTAGTCGTCGCTGTAGCTGAAGAGGCATTCGATCTCGCGCACGTAATTGACGATGATCTTTTTCGGGCGGATCTTGCGACGGTCGATCTGCGCAGCGCGGTCGCCGTTCCAGGTCTGTTGGATCGAGTCGAGGTAGGTCTGCGCTGCGGCAAGGTCGGTGCCGTTGAACACGACCGCCTCGCCGGCGACGTTGACGTAGACTTCGGCACCGGGCACGAAGGCGAGGACGCGGGCAAGCGCGATGTCACCCTGATCGCGCAGCGAAACGTTCTGCAGCGTGAGCTGCGCGCGAGTAGAGCCCGCGAAGCCTTCCGTCGGAAAGCTGTCGATGCGGTAATCGCCGACGTCTTCCAGGATCCGCAGCACTTCGATGACGGCCTGCTGCGCGGTCCACTTCGTGCCGTCGTCGTTCAGGCTGTACGCGAGGTAGTCGTAGGTGTCGGCGTTGACTTGGTTTTCCGGGAGCTGGCCCTGGGAGACCGTCTTCGTGCCGGTCTTCCGCGTCATGTTGAAGTCGCGCGCGACTAGCGAGTAGGCCCACTGCCAGCGCCGGTCGGCGACGACAAACGAGACGCGGTGCGGGCTGTCGCTCGGAGCTTCGTGCAGAATGTAGACCTTCTCGATGGTCGTCTCCCGGCCGCGGCTGTCGGTGATCGACAGCGTCAGCGGCTGGCCCTTCTTCTGCTTGAGCTTCGGCCAGTCGCTTTCGTGCACCGACATCACGGTCGAGTACGGCTGCACGCCGGTAATCAGCTTCCAGGTGATCGCCTGCGCGCCGGCGAGCGCGATACCGTCGAGCGTGACTTCGGCTTTCTGCATCGGTTAGCCGTTGGGCGTGACCGTGCCGCCGCTAGGGGTGGTCGGCCCGCCGCTGCGCGTGACCGTGCGCTGCGGCGCGCGGAAGAAGCGCTCGACGGTCTGCTCGGTGAGCGTGCAAACCTGGAGCTGCCCACCTGGAACCGTCGGGTCGCCGATCCACGACGGCACCGCCTCGCTGGTCTGACTCGTCATGTTCCAGCCGGACTGGTGGAGCTGCGAGCCTGGGCGATTGTCAGGACCGGGCTCGTCGGTGACGACGTCTGTGAACAGCCCGGCGGCGTTGACCTCGGGGGTATCGGCAATGCGGATCTTCGGCGTCTCCAGTCCGAGCACCATGACGCGGCGGGTGAAGATGCGCTCAAGGGTGCCCCAACCGACGTCGGCGTAGGCCGAGAGTTCGTCGGCCTGATGCGTCGGCGTGTAGTCGATGCTGCGCGTCTCGCGGTAGGCGACGGAGTAGGCCACTTCGAGGATCGACTGCCCACCGAAGGCTTGGTAGAGGAAGGTGAACGTCGCCGAGATGCGTTTCGTGGACTCGTCGTAGCCGGTCCGGAACTCCTCGGTGCAGAAGACTTTCGGCGCGAACTCGTCGCGGAACAGTTGCAGCACCGTGGCGCGGATCTTCGACTCGAAGACCGCCTGCAGGTCGGTCTGCACGACGGTGTTGACCGCGCAGTCATAGGAGCCGGTGACGCGGCGCATGCGGTCTAGACGCGGGATGCCGTCGCCCGGGAAGGCGCCGACCTCGGTGAAGGTAATGCGGTGGTCCTTGATCTCAGGCTCGTCGATGTTCGTGCCGCCGAGGCCGACGTTCTGCGTCACCAGCAACTGCACGTACTGCCGCGTGAAGTTGCAGACGTGCGGGAACGGCGTCGTGCCGCCGGTGCGCTCGCGATCCGCCGAGAAGTCTTCTTTCACCAGCTCGAACACGGCCGTCGAGTCGATGAACGTCAGGTAATGCGCAATGTCGGCGTCGGCCTTGTTGGTGAAGTTCGTCACCGCGTCGACGCCGTTCAGCGCGGTATAGGTGCCTCGAACCGTCACCGTGGTCTGGTTGCTCGGCGAGTTGTCGGCCAGGACTTCGACGTTGCGCAGCCCGCTGTCGAAGGTGTTGTCAGCCGGCAGCTCGGCCTGGATCGTGACCGTGTAGAGGCGCGAGAACGACTTGTCGCTCGCCGGGTCGCCGCTCTTCTCGCACTGCGTCGTCACCTTCAGCAAGTTCTGCCCGACGGTGTAGGTCCAGGCGCTGCCGTTGAGGTTGATGAGGAGCTGGTCGCCGAACGTCAGGCGGCGGCGGAAGGTGGTCTCCAGCGAGTCGCTGCGGATCTGCAGTTCTTGGTGCGTCGGCGCGGTGATGACGACGGCGAAGACCATGCGGAAGCCGTCGTAGGTCTTGCTGAGCGCGTACGGGTTGTGGAGCTGGTAGAAGGTCGAGCCCCCCAGGTCGAAGCCGCCGAAGCTGATCGAAAAGATGTTGGCGGCAGACATGCGTCACCGATGGTTCCGGAAGATGGACAGGATCTTGTCGCCGAGGTGGTCGAAGCCGTCCGCGATCGCGCCAATGACGAGGTGAATGCCACCGTCCTGTTGCGCCTGCTTCTGGCCGCCGAGCCTGAAGTTTATGTCGCGCTCGAACATCGCGACGCCTTTCTCCTTGAGAGTGTTGCGGGCGAACTGCGCGTCGTAGCTTGCCTGGGCTTGCGGCGCGATGCCGTGCTGCGCGGCCTGATAGGCGAAGGTGTCTTCGACCGACTTGCGTGCCGCGAGCGACGCGCGCGCCTCGGCCGGCAGGTTGCCGAAGGCGAACCGCTCGAACTGCGCGCCGAGGCCGCCGAATTGCTCGCTAATGATGTCGTGCAGGCCGCTCGTCGTCGGTGAGTAGAGCGGCGACAGCAGCGCGCGGGCGCCGAGCAGTCCGGCACCGATGCCGAGCAGCTTGCCGACGTTCAGGCCGCCAGCTGGTGGCGCCGCGGCGGTCGTCGAGCCGCCGCCCCCTCCGCCCGCGCCGCCACCGCCGCTGATGCCGAGCGAATTGAGCGCGCTCTGCGCATCCTTGGTGTCGAGCACGACCCGGATCTTGACTTCATCGGCCATTGGTGAACGCCGTCGGTGCTTGTTCCATCGCGCCTACGAAGCGCTTGACCGCGGGTTCGATGACGGAGGTCCAGGCCGAACGAAGGCCGTCGGTCATGCGCAGGATGAGCATATCGACGACGTTGTCGGCCGGGAACGCCTCGCGCAGTTTCGACAGGCCCTTCTCCTTCCGCAGCTCGCGCTTGTAGTAGTCAAGCCCAATGTTCTTGATGTCCTCCGGCACCGCGTCGCCGCCGGCGCGGCCGACGGCGATCATCGCTTCCTCGTTCGACTCCATGTACTCGCGGGTGTGCCGCAGGGCGCGGGCCTTGTCGTCGCGGTCGCCGAGCAGGATGCGGTTCAATTCTTCACCCGTGCCGGCGAGCGGACGACCGGACAGCAACCGCTCTGTTGCCACGGCACCGGCCGTCAGGCCGAACAGAATCATCGCCTTCGGCGACGAGAAGGCGCTGCGCAGCAGGTCGCCGGAGCTACCGAGCAGGTCGCCGGCCGCCGCGCGACCCGCGCCTTCTAGGACGTGCGTCGCGCGGAGTCGCGCCCGCCGCTGCAGCAACATCAGCTTCTTCGTCGCCTCGGCGGCGAGGGTCAGTGGTGCAGCCGGCGGCCTCACCTTCTCGCTTCCGTCGAGCACGACTTTGATAGTTGCATCGTCGCGGCTCATGTCGTGAAGAAGCAGCCGACCGTGCTCGGGTCGCTGCTCGCCTCCGGGGTCGTCAGGCCGCGCGGGTGGTAGTCGGCGACGACCGAGTAGGTGCGCCCCGGCAGCGGCGCGACGGCGCTGAAAGGCACCGTGCCGGTGTAGGCGACGCCCTCGAAGTCCGCAGCGGCCGCGGCGGGCACCGTGCCGGTGACGTAGCCGACGCGGAACTGCAGGAAGTCGAAGCGCGACGAGCACTGCTCGCCGAACCAAGAGAAGGTGTCGCCGACCAGCCTGAAGAGTTGCGGCGGCTGGTTGTTCGGTTGCGACGTGCACCACGCGGTGACGGTGAACTGCTCGGCGACGACGTGCCGGCCATTCGCGAGCGCGTAGGGCGCGGCCGTCGCGGCGCCGGAGACGATCAGCGGCGCGCCGTCGGCGCCGGTCAGGCGCTGCACGGCGCTGCGCACGCGCTCGGCGATCTCCGCCGAGCCGGCGCCGCCGCTAGCCGCGGCGTCGACGCGCGATGCGCCGAGGATCGCCTGCTCGCCGAGCGGGTCGCCGGTGACGTTCACCACCGTCACCACGGAGAAGTCCTGCAGGATCAGGTCCGGGTCGTCGTCGTCGTCGGCCCCGTCGTTGATCGTGACGAAGGCGAAGGGGAAGCGTCCGGGCAGGGCCTTCTCGTCGGGCTGCGTGCGGGCGTAGACGAAGACCGACGTGCCGAAGACGACGGAGCCCCCTGGCCAAGTGACCTTCTGCAGCAGGCTCTTGAGCTGCTGAGCCATCTGCCAGGGGTTCACGTTGTCCTCGGGAAAGGGGCCTGCGGCTTGTCGCGCAACGCGCCGGACATCGACGGGCGCGGGGTCGGCTGGCGCCGCGCCGCGATCTTCGCCAGCAGGTCGTCGGCGATCTGCTTCGACAGCATCTCTTCGGCGACAACGTCGCCGCGCGCCGCTTCGGCACCGGCCTGAGCCAGTGCCGGGTTCGCGAGCGCGTGCCCGAAGGCCAAGGCTATTTCCATCGTGTAGGCGTCGCCGATCTCGGCAAGGTGTTCGCGCGCCGCGTGCGGCAGCTCGAAGAACGCCTTCCACGGCGGCCGGTGCGCGCGGAGCCACTGCGTGTAGGTCGAGGCAGTGACCTCAGTCACCGGCACGGCGGCCTTGCGGAATGGCCACATCAGAGCACGAGGTCGGCGAACCGACCTAGTTTCAGGATGCGGCCGTAGCTGTCGCGCAGGCACTCGACGGCGACTGGCAGGCCGAGTTCTTCCTTGCGCTGAAACGCCAGCTCGACGTTCTCCGACCAGTCCGGGATGCCGGCGTAGATCAGCAGCGACGGATGGTCGACCGGGTTGTCGGGCACGTAGAGCAGCACGCGGCGGCGAGCATAGCCGGAGAAACCTGGACCCTGGCCGGCGGGAATGTCAAGCGTGCTGTGCCCCGACACCGCGCCGAGCGCGAAGTTGTAGGGGAACAGCTCGGCGACGGCGTCGTCGTCGACACCGCGCAGGAACAGCGAGAAGACGTGGTGCTGGTTGTCTTCGAGGATGTCCGTCGCCTCGCCGAGCCCTTCGGCTTCGACGCGAAAGCGCGTGCCCAGCGACCGCAGCACGGCCTGCTTCGACTTGCCGAGCGCCTTGCCCCCGAAGGGGAAGTCGAGCGTCAGGTTCGTCGGCGAGACGACGAGCCGCCCGGGCGCGCGGATCACGCGGTTGACATTGCCTGCGCTCACGGCTTCGGCTCCCGGACTTCGATCCCGACAGTGTAGCGGATCGCCTTGCGCGAGTCCTCGGTGATGCCGAGGAACGGCCGCGCCGGCACGTCGTGCGACAGCGTCTTGTTCAGGTATCGCCGGTTCAGCAGCCAGCCGAGCTGGCGCTTCAGCAGCGCCGACTGCCGCGACAGCCAGTCCCATAGCGCCGTGCGCACCTGCGGCGTGATCTTGGCACTCTCCACCTTGCCGCCCTTCTGATGCACCGCCGCGTACTCGACGTTGGTGCCGACCTCGACGGCGTTCTTGCCGATGACGCGGAAGGCGATCGACTGCGCGAGGCGCCCGGTGTCGCGCAACGCCGGACGGGCCTCGAAGCGTCGAGCCGGCGGCGCGGCCTTGCCGGCGGCGAAGTCCGCAAGGATGCCGAAGACGTTCGGCACCGAGCGAGCAGGCCAGGGCTTGCCGTCGAAGCTCTGCGACTTGAACGCCTTCTGACTATCGGCGACGAGAAGGACGCCGATCTGCTTCAGCGCGCGCTCGGGAGCCGCGAGCACCTTGGCGATGCGGTCCAGCTTCGCACCGCGGTCGAAGACGAGTCGGACCACGGGTCAGCCCTCCACATCGTCGAAGGGCACCGCCATCGGCGGGAAGTTGACTGGCAGGCTACCGGGGTCGGCCCACGGCTGGATCGGCTGGCCGGACAGCGTGCCCTCGCGCTTGCTCTTGGTGTTGCCGCTGATCGCCGGCACGGCGTGCGCCCGCGGGCCGGTCTTCCGGATCTTGCCGAGCAGGCCGTCGTCACCGAAGACGGTGTCCCACTTCACCTGCTCGATCTGCGTCGATGACCCGCCGCGGCGCCACAGCACGGCGATGACAGCCTGCATGCCGGCGGCGACGTGCGCCGAGCTGAGGATGTCGAAGGCGACCTGCGCGTGCATCAGCCACAGGTCGATGACGTGCTGCGCCGCGGAGACACCGACCGCGTCGTTGGTCGTAGACGCCGACGACGTGCGCACGTTCGTCAGCTCGACGAGGCCCTGCTCGTCGTAGCCGTTGGTCGTCGCCTGCCACAGCAACTGGGCGTCCGACAGCGAGCCGCCGACTAGCGCGCCGTTGACCCGGACGTTGTAGGCGAACGTGTTCTGGTTGACGTAGGTCGACCAGTTGCCGGGGACGACGGCGATGCCGCCGACCGTCCAGGAGTTGACGTTGACGTCGTGCGGCGTGTTGACCGCGTCGAGTCCGAGGATGCTGGACCGCTTGCCCTGCGAGCCGGTGACGGTGATCGACAGCAGGTTGATGTTCAGCGCCTGCCCGCGGCTCGCGCCGACGCCGGGGCCACCCGGAGGCGAGTTCGGCCACGGGTACGGGCCGTTCTTGATCTCGAAGACCTCGCAGAGCGTGTTGCCCTCGATGATGAGGTTCGAGACGGTGCGGTTAGCGATCGTCCAGGTGTCCTGGCCAATGTCGCCGGCGAGCAGGATGCCGACGATCGGGTTCGTCGCGACCGGGTTGTACCAAGACTGGTCGACGAGTGCGATCGTCGTCACCCAGCATCCGTCGGCGACGTGGAAGGAGTTGGCCGGGAACGGCGGCGTCTGGCTCGGCCGGTAGCCGAAGCGGAGGCAGGACTGCGTGAGGTGCACGAACGCGATGTTCGACACCGTCATGTTGCCGCCGTTGGCGGCCGCCTGCCAATGGTCGTCGGCGTTGACCGAGATGCACCGCGTCCAGGTCGCGGCGCCGGTCAGGTTGTCCGGCACTAGGGCGACGCCGCCCATGCCGCCGTACCAATCAGACAGCAGCATCGCGTCCGTCAACGTGCTCAGGCCGCCCAGGTTGAAGTAGTAGCACGGGTCGACGATCGTGACGCCGGTGATGCTGTTGCCGTGCACCGTCGTCTCTGACGCAGGCCCGCCGCCGGGCGTGGCGCCGAGGAACATGGAGAACATGGCGCCCTGCGTGAACGGCAGGCCCTGCGTCACCGAGCCGCCGCCGCCGACTCCCTCACCGGACCAGCTCCCATAGCCGACACCGATCGCGACGTTCGACTTGCTGCGCGCGTCGAACGTGCCGACGACGTAGGCCCCCGGCTTCATGTATGCCGTCGAGCCTGCCCCGATCGCGACGCGGTTGGTCGCGCCGGGCAGCGTGTGCACGCCGGGCTCGAAGACGAGCGTAGTGCCGTCGGCGATGGACGTCTGCGAGCCGTTGTAGGTGATCGAGCCGCCGGCCGGGGCGAGCCCGGAAGGGCCGACCGCGAGGTTGACGCGGTTCTTCCAGTCGCCGTTGATGACGGCGACGATCTGCCCGTAGACCGGCATCAGGAGCGTCAGGTTGCCGCCGTTGATCGCGGCGACGAGGTTGAGCGTCGCCGGGAACAACTGGAAGCTGGTCACCGGCCCGCTGGACAGGTGGACGTTCCAGATGACAGTCGAGTCGGCGCCGACCTTGCACCAGTGCTCCGTCACCGTATCGCCGGGGTTCCACTTCTGCGTCTTGGTCTGCGACGGCGCGCCGTGGCCGAAGACGACGGCGCCGTTCGGGCCGCCACCGATGTCGACGGTAGTCGTGTAGAGCGAGCTCGACTTGCTAGTCGGCTTCACGACGAACGTGTCGCCGGCGGTCGGCGCGACGGTGAAACCCGCGCCGGTCATCGTCAGCGCTGCCGTCGTGTTCGACGCGACGACGGCCGACTGGTTGCGCAGCGATACCGTGGCCGTGCCCGCGTCGAACGTGACCGTCGCTCCGGCCCAGCAGTTCGGCGACGTGCCGGCCGTGGTGACGAGGTTCGTCTGCGTGTTGGCCCCGGCCCCGATCGTGCCGGCCTGTCCGTTCCATGCTTCGAGGACGGCCATAGGCTACGGGTCGGCGTAGGTTGGGGACCCCGTGGTGCTCGGCAGGTAGCCGAAGCCGGCGACGAACAGCCAGTACTGCAGCTTGCCGGCCGTCTGCGGTCCGGCCGCGGTGTCGGTGAAAATGAGCGTGTCGTCGAGCTTCCAGGCGACCGGCGACGTCGCGGCCTTCTGCCGCAGGACCCAGAAGGTGCCGTCGATCTGCTGCCACGGCGTGAGGATGCAGTCGTCCACCAGCAGGTAGCCGCTCGTGGTGGTGTTCCACTCGATCTCGATCGTCAGCGCGTTGGTGTCGAAGTTCTTCGGCCAGTGGTTCTGCCCGATCGGGACGATGATCTCGGCCCAGTTCGCGCCCAGCGACGCGATCGACGTCGTCACCGTCTGCGATCCGAAGCGCACGACGACGTTGCCGCCGAGGGCGGAGCCGATCGTCTTGTTGACCATCACACGCAAGAAGTACGGCGTGCTCGGGTCAAACTGCTGGATCTGCATCGACGTCAGCGGCTGCGATACCTTGACGGTCGAGCCGCCGGAGCTGAGCTTGAGCGAGCCGCTGACCTGCGAGCCAGGGTAGTCGCGGTAGAAGTTGACGGTGTCCTGGCTGATCTGCGCCGGCGTGGTCTCCGCCCAGCCGTTGAACTTCGGCGACGCCGAGCCGTTGTAGTCGCTGAAAGAGCTGTTGCGCAACAGCGAGCCGCCGAGGCCGGTCCCCGCGTGCGAGCTGATGAGTTGCACGTTCGCGCCCTGGCCGCTGCCGTGCCCGTTGCTGAAGCGCAGCAGCGAGTCGAACGACGCCGCGGCGCCGACCATCTCGAAGACCTCGGCCTCCTTCTGCGCGCCGGTGTTCTGGTCCTGCCGGCACCGGAAGGTCTTCTTCTCCGTATTGCAGGCTTCGAGCGCGAAGTTGTTCTGATCGACGGTCAGCCGGCTCATGGTGCCGGTGCCGACGATCGTGCCTGCGCCGCCGACGGTGTTCGAGTTGCCGAAGGTGCCCGTCGTGTCGAACGTGATGTTGCGCGACTTGACCGTGAAGCCCTTCTGCACGTACCACTCGTAGAGCGCGCGGAACGCCTGCGCCGCGGAGCGGTAGCCGGACCCCGTGCCCATGCCGGCCGTGGCGTCGGCGGCCAGGATGCGCATGTACTCGAACACGACTGGGGTGATGACCCCCGCGGCCTGCTGCTGCGTCAGCATAGCCGACAGCGACGCGCGCATGCCGTCGGTGAAGCCAGACAGCGCCACCGGCAGGAAGTCGCCCTTCAGGATCGTCTCGACGGCGTTGAACTTGCCGGCCGCCGCGGCCATGGTGCCGTCGGCGAAGTTGCGGGTGGTCTCCAGCACGTCGACCGCAGCCTTCCACTGGTTGACGATCTCGGCTTCGGTCGGGGTTCCGGCCATCGGTCAGGTGTCCTGCCGGCGCGAGGCCGGTCGCTCAGTTGCCGAGCAGTTCTTCGATGCTCGCGGGCTCCGGCCACACGATGCCAGTCTTGTCCACCGTCTCCGGGACCCGGTAGCCCTGCTCGCCGCTCTCCTGGTCCGCGCAGAGCTGCATGAACATGAACTCCGCGGCGGGCCGGTCGCCCTCGCGGTAGACGTACTCGTTCGTCGGGCCGTTCGACGCGCGGGCCATCGCGACCTCGGCGGCCGTGGGGATCTCGATCAGCTCACCGTAGCGGGTCTCCACCGCCTCCGTGCCCGGCTTCCCGGGCGCGAACGCGCCGCTACCGAGGGGCTTGCGGAAACGGATGACGAGGCGCGGCATCTTCTCCTGGATCAAGTGCAGGCGCGCCGCGTCGATCTGTGTGATGGCGCCGACGCGGGAGACGCGCTGCGTGCGCGACTCGCCCTCCTTCTGGATCAGGTCTTCGTTCGTCTTCGGGAACGACACGCCGCAACTGATGTCGCCGAGCGGGCATTCCTTCGTCAAGCCGACCCAATAGCGGTACGCCTTCGCCGAACCGACGGTGTTCCTGCGCAGGTCGCCGACGAGGGTCGAGCCGGGAATGTGGGTGACGTTTTCGATGGCAGTCAAGGGGTCCAGTCTCCAGGTTGCGGGCTACGCGCGGCTCGCGGAAGTGTGGCGCCCTCACCGCGCGGGAGGACGCCACGGCCGAGTCAGGCGATCTTGATGGCGGAGAACGGCAGGGCGATGCCGGCGCCGGCGCGCTTGTCCCACTGGACGTATTCCTGTCCGGTGTTGCGCGTGGTGTCGCTGTTGTTGTCGCCGATCAGCGAGCTGAACTCCATGAGCGGCTGGCGGTCGAGCATGAACAGCGGCTTCTTCGGCGCGCCCTTGAGGATGACGAACCAAGTCGTCGCGGTAGCGATGCGCTGCGTGCCCCACAAGGTGCAGTCGCGGCTCGCGTCCTGCACGATGTTCGTCGGCGTGACGCCGAGGGCGAGCGTACCGGTCATCGCGCCACCGGTGGTGAGGCCGAGGCCCTGGCGACGCTGCAAGAACGCCTGCTCGAACTGCAGGGTCGCGGCGGCCGGGTAGATGACGACGAAGCCCTGCTGGATGACCTCGTCCGACCACAGGGGCTGGCCCTTGCCATCCTGCATCAGCCGGAACTGCGCCACGGCGGCGTAGAAGTCGGTCAGGATCGCCGACACCGAGGACGTGCCCGACGTGGCGAGCAGGTTGCCGTTGGTGACGCCGAAGCGCGCGGCGCCGCCGGCGGTCGTCGCGAACATCGCGGCGCCGTCCGGGGCGTTCTGCGGCGCCGGCAGCGTCGCGGTCGTCGCAAGCAGCAGGTCGAAGGCGAACCGCTCCGGCAGCAGCGCGGCCGACATGCCGGTCTGCCGCGCCGAGTCGTAGAGCGACGACGTCTGGTCGTCCGCCCGGTCGTCGCGGTGCCACGAGATGCGGCGGCCGAAGTTGTAGATCGGGACCGTGAACGTCACCGAGCGGTTCGCGTCCTCGGGGATCGGGTCACCGCGGCGCCAGAAGGCGACGTGCGGCGCGGCCTCGAAGTAGGCGAACTCGTGCTGGCGGTTCCAGGCCGTCAACCCGTCCATGATGAGGGGGAGTCGACTGTCTGCCTGCCGATTCTGGACGGCAAGGTAGGTGTCGGCGAATTCGGTCCGCAGACCGTTCGCGAGGACTGCACTGGCAACAACGTCCATGGTCGTTTCTCGTTCTGTTCAGGAAAGGCGGTCGGCGAAGGTGTCAGGCCAGGACTACTGGCCCAGGTACTCGCTCGGGGTGAAGAGTTCCACGTCGAACGACGTCGCGCTGTTGAAGCTCTTGATCCAGCCGATGGCCTTGACGTTGGTGTTGGCCACCGTGGTCAGGTCGGCCGAAGCGTTGCTCGTCGTGCTGTAGACGAGGTCGTTCACGTTGGCGATGGTCGAGGCACTGGCGACGGGCACGCCCAGGAGGGTCCGCCCCGACACGTCCACGCGCGCCCGCACCTGCGGAGAAGCGCCGGTGTTGCCGAGGACGTCGGCCTCGACGACGCCGACGAACTTGCTGGTGGCGACGTCGCCGCACGGCCACAGATCCAAGGTGCCGGCCGCGAGCGTGCCGACGAGCATGCCGGCGTAGAGCTGCAGCGCGTTCGTGACGACGTAGGTGTTGTAGACTCCGCGCGGGGAGGTCTGCAGGATGATGTTCGCAGTCTGCGTGGCCATGTGTCTATTCTCGGGTTCCGGTCAGTCTGGATTCGGTTCGCCGCCCGTCGGGCGGCACGATGTCTTCGGGAGCGGGATCAGCCGGCGACGGCTTGCTTCTTCTTGATGATGAAGCGCTTGTCGAGGGTCGCCATGTTGATCGCGACGTAGCGTTCCTCGCTCGTGCGCGTGTAGCCGCGCTCGTTCTGGATCTGCCACTCGCGCGCGAAGTTCGCGGCCTTCTCGACGGCCTCGGTGCCGAACTCGGTGTACTCCAGCGCGGCCGGGCTGGCGTTCGCCGGCGAGCTGCCGGAGAACCGCGCGGCGTCGCCGGTCATGTCACGGGGCACCGCGGCGAAGGTCGTCACCATGCCGTCGACGTACGCCTTGAAGGCGGCGGCACCGTGGTCGGCGTGGAACTTGGTCAGCATCTTCTCGGGCTCGGCACCGAGCGGCCGGCCTTCGAGGCGCTTCAGCGCGTCGGCGACGTCGTCCTTGCGCTGCTGCAGCTTGTCGCGCTCGGTCGCCTGGGCCTTGAGTGCCGTGACCTCGCCTTGCAGCGCGGCCATCTGCACCACGACGCCGGCGTCGTCCTTCTTGTCGGTGGGAGGGGTGACTTCGGTCTTCTTGTTGGGATCCATGGCACTCATGCTCTCTCCGCCGGGAACGGCGGCCTTCGCCGGTCCGGACAGGGAATCGGGGTTTGCGGAAGTGGCGGCCTTGCGGCGGATCGCGTCAATGGCCGCCGTGATCGCCGCGAGGTCGGCGATCGTCAGCGTGCCGTCTTCGATCATCTGCACGACCGTCGCGGCGGGGCCGCTGGTCGCGTCCATCGGTTGCTCGTCCTTGCCCTCGCCGGGCGCAGGCACGCCGGCGCCTGAGCCGGTGTCGCCGCCTTCCTTCTCCGGCGGGGCGGTCTTCTTCGGCGGCGCATCGGCGGCCTTCTCGTCCTTCTTGTCGGCCTTCTCCTCGTCGGCGAACAGGACGGTCCCGCCCTTGCCGCGCTGGAAGAACACGGGTTCGGCGAGCAGCGGGTTCGACGGCCAGTCGTGCTGCTCGCTCTTGAACGTCGCCACCTGCGAGTTGTCGAGCACGCTGCCGATGACCAGCATGGGCAGCTCCAGGTACGGCGCCTCGTGGTCGAGCAGCGCGAGCGAGTTGAGCTGCGGCTTCTCGGCGTCGAAGATCTCCACCGAGCGGTAGGGTAGGCGCTTCTGCAGCACGTCGACACCGACGCTCGGGTCAGTGATGACGAGGTCGGCCATCACGGCGACCTTCGGCTCGCCCTTGAAGGTGATGCGCCGCGTGCCGGTGATGCGGAAGTAGCCGGCCGCTCGCACCGGGTCCGTCAACGCGCCGCCGCCGTGGTGCTTGACGTGCAGCGGCGGGTAGTAGCCTTCCAGCTCAGCCTGCATCGCCTGCGACACCGCGGACTTGATCCACGTCACGTCGAAATCGTGGTCGCCGCGCTGGCACTCGACGAAGATCGGCACGTCGCGGATCGTCAGCGTCCCGTCGGCCGCGCGCACTGCTCGGTAGCCTACGATTGGGTCCATAGGATCAGGTCGCCGCAAAGGCGCTCCGGTCGATGCCGAGACGAATGGTAATCTGCAAACCGCTACCGAGCGCGATCGCGGTGCGAGCGATCAGCAGGCCGTAGAGCGAGCCGTAGTAGACCATCGGCGAGTAGGCGGCGAGCGAGCTATCCATGCCGCGGTAGATGTCGATGACGTTGACGGTCGACTTGTTCGCGGTCTTGAAGTTGAACATGCCGATCAGCTTCTGCATGTCGGCGGCAACGAGTCCCGCCGCGACGTTGTCGGCGACCGCCGTTGGCGCCGCGTCGAACAGCAGCAGGTCGTAGTCCGCGGCAACCGAGGCGCCGGTCATCAGGATCGCATCCATGACCTGACCGCCGCACGTCTGCCCTTCGGTGAACTGCAACCAGTTGCTCGCACCCGTCGTGTCGCTGATCTGATCGCCGATCGAGTAGGCAACCGCATCCGCCGGCCGCAGGAACTGCACCATCGCCGAGCTGTAGCCGTTCGGCCAATTCGTCTTCAGCGTGTTGGTGTTGACGGTGGCAGGCATTGGTCAGGTGCGCGGGATGCTACAGAAGCCTGTCGCAACAACAATCCCCTGCACAACAATCGTGGCAACGAAGGCTGCGCCAACAAAGGTCGCAAGTGCGATGTTCGTTGCAACAGGCATCGGCTACCTGAAGCCTGGGTCGGGGTAGGCGCCAGCCGGCACCGGGCTGTTGACCACGGCGCCGTTTCGCAGCCGGCCGGCCTGCTCCAGCTCGTAGGCCGTGACGTGCGAGACTTGGCACCGGCAGTTGTAACCCAGGGGCGGCGCCAGCCTTGACCACGCCGGGTGCTCGACGGCCAGGATCATGCCGTCTGCGGCGCCGTGGTTGTGCCGGGTGTCGGAGTCGCCCACGGCGTCGAACCGGAAGGCCGGCACAGCGGTCCGGATGTCCTGGTCTTGCGCCTGCTTGAAGCGCCCGGAAGTGACCGCGGTGTTGACGTTGGTTCGGAACGACATCCGCGCGTAGGACTCGGACCACGCCGACGTGCGCGCGGCGACGACGTTCACGCTCATGGCGAGCTGTCGCGCCGCCTCGTTCTCGCCGAGCCCTTCGCGGAAGGCGCGCGCGATGTAGTCCTGGGCTTCCTTCGCCACCGTCTGCTCGGCAGCGCGCACGAAGGCCATGACGTGCCCCTCGGCGTAGGCTTTCGCGATCGCCTGGGCGGTGCGCTCGGCGGCCGGGCGCACGACGATCGGCACGCGCGTCACGATGTCTTCGAGCGCTTCGGCGAAGGTGACGCGCGGCACGATGGTCTGCACCGGCGCCGCGGCGAAGGCCAGCAGCTCGCCGGTCTGCTGCGAGAAGTTGCCATGCACCGGCTCGGCGAGCGCCGCGGCTGCGACGCGCAAGGTCATCGCGGCGCCCATCATCGTAGACAGCCCCATCGTCTCGGCCATCGTTCGCGCGAGCGCGTCGCGAGCGTCCGCGGCCGCAGGACGGTTGCCGGTGACGAGCGCAACGTACAGGTCGTGCACCGCGTAGAAGTAGGGCTTCGCGTAACGGCCGGTGACGTCTTCGAGGAACTTCGCGACGTCGAGGTTCATCGACGGAAGGGGAACAGGCTACCGCCGCCTGCGCCGGCGCCTTCGAGCCCGGGCGCCGGAGCGACCGTGCCGGCGATGACGTCCTCGCCCTCTTCAGGCTTGCGGAAGCCGGTCTGGTCGAGCACGTCGTCCTTCGACAAGTCGACACCCATGCCGTGCAGCACGGCCGCGACGTCGGCGCGCACCTTCGGGTCCTGCACCGACTCCTGCTGCAGCGAGAACTTCGGCTGCTCGTCGGCGATGTTCAGTTCGCCGATGTTGATCCAGTTGTAGTACCACAAGCACCCGATCAGCGATCGCGTCAGCGTCTCTTCGAGCGCTTCGCGGTCGCTCTTGATGAGCGATTCCGTGCTATCGGCCTGCGTCTCACTGAGCGCGTAGCTGCCGCCTTCGGACGCCTGCGTCGGCAAGTTCGCGGCCAGGATCAACGTCGCGATGGTGGCCCGCAGCTCGTCGCGCATCGTCTTCAGGAGCTGCCAGCCCTCGCCATTCATGTTGATGACTTCGACTTGGTCGCTGCTGTCGTAGACGAGCACGTTCCGCGCGCGAAGGTCGGTCAGCACGTCGCGCCACGCGGTGATGAGTTCCGTATTCGGCTTGCCATCGCCGTCGCGGATGCCGTCGACCTTCGCCGTCAGGATGCCCTGCGCGAAGCGCTCGACGGCCTGCAACGACTCCTGGAAGACGTGCTCCTTTGCGTACCACCACCAGCCCAGCGCCTCGCGGAGACCACGGCCGTGGCCGAGCGAGCCCTGGTCGTCCTGGTAGACGTGCCGGATCGTGCGCAGCGCATCCTGCGCCGACTCGACCTCGAATACCTGCTTGCCAAGGTCCCAGCGTTCCCAGTGCGCTTCGATCTTGTTCAGGCGCTGGTCGAACTTCGGCACGATGCGGAAGTATCGCTTGTCCATGTCCTCCAAGCGGACAGGCACGAGCCAAGTGCGCGGCTTGCCGTCGCCGAGCTTCAGCACCTTCGGCTCTAGGTGGATGCGCGCGAAGCGCGATCCGCTGAAGAATGCTCGCGCGAGGTTGACGCGCGCATCGAAGAAGCGCTCGATGTTCTCCAGCAGCTCGTGCGCCACCGCGACCGCGACCGGCGCCCGCGGCGACTTCTCGACCTTCGGCAGTACGGACCACTGCTGCCCCGCGATCATCATGCGCCGCTTCGACACGGCCGCGGCGATATCGGCATCGCGCAGCATCTTCTCTTCGAGTTCCGGGTCGCGCAGCAGCCAGATCGACGGGTCGTAGATCTGCACGCCGTTGCGCCACGCGGTCGAAAGCGCCCTGACGTAGAGCTGCTGCGACTGGTTGCGTGCCCGTAGCTCGGTCGTCATGGCGGGAAAGCTACCTCAGATTGCGATCTTTGTCAGCGACGCGACGAGCCGCTGCCCGTCTTCGACGCTGGCGTCCGGCGTCTCGTTGAGGCCGTCCACGGTGTTGCGCTCGAAGTCGTCGGCATCCATCAGGAAGAACTGAGCGTCGGCCGCGCGCAGCTTCTGCAAGGCCGTGCGAACAGCCGCCGCCTCGGCGAACAGCGCGGAGACGGTCGCGAGTTGCGGCTGCCGGAAGATGACCGGCACCGGCGTCCCGCTCGTGCGCGTCGAGAAGTCGGCGCGCAGGTCGGCGACGAACTGCGCGAGCTGCGCCGCGAACACGGCGCCGCCGCCGGTGACGGCTTGGTCCGTCGTGCCGAGGTCGACGAGGATCCCCTTCAGGTCGACCTGCTTGCCGAGCGTCAGGTTCGCCCAGCGGCAGAACGCGCGCCACTGCGCCTGCAGCGCCGGGTAGTTCTCGGCGTATGCCTTCGACCAGCGCCCGCCGGCGGCCGGCGTCGTCGGGTAGGCGTCCGCCGTGTAGGCGACGACCGACGAGGCGAGGCCGCTGTTGTCGACGGCCCGCTTGACGAGGTAGCACCCGGTCGCCGGGTGCAGGTTCATCAGCAGCGGCAGCGCGGCGCACTCGGGGCCGGCAGTGTTGCTGAAGGTGCCGCTGGTGTTCGCGTCGGCCGCGCTGACGTCGTAGGGGACGCCCTCGCCGCTGCGCGCGTCCCAGATGCCTTGCCGGCCGTCGCGCGCCGTGCCGGTGAGCGTCGGCGACTCCAGCTCGGTCAGGTAGGCCGGCGTGATCGGCCCGCGGAAGATCGAGTCGCCAAGCATCAGGTAGGTCGGCACGGCGCCGTTGATCGTCGGCGGCGCCGTGCCGGCGATCAGCAGGTCGTATGCCTGCCGAACCGCCTTCGCCATCGGCCCCCAATAGACGTCGGCTTGGTAGAAGTTCTTGTTCTCGCTCGGCGCGAAGCCGGCGGTGCTGTCGAGGCAGAGCGGCTGCCCCTCCATCGACACGCAGCGCGATAGACCGACTGCGTCGGCCGCGGCAACGTTCCGGTGGATCGAGTTCGCGTAGGACGTGCCGCTCGGCACCGCCACGTTGTTGATCTCGGCGGCGTGGTTGACGATGACGACCTTCAGGTTCGGATTGCCGAGCGCCGTGCGGAAGTAGGCAATCGTCTCGGTGAGCTTCTGCTGGTAGCTCGCTTGGTGCGCAGGGTTGGCAATCCAGTCGTTGACGTCGCGCTGGCTGTTGTCGAGCACGAGCAGGTCCCAGGCGAGTGCGTTGCCGTTCGCGAGCGCGGACCACGCGGTGTTCATCGCGGCGAGGTGTGCGGCGAACGCGACCTTCGAGCTGCCGGTCGCCACGTCGAACGCCGAGTAGGTCGGCGCGACCTGGAAGAACTTCGACAACTGGAAGTAGGGCGCCTGCGTGTATGTGTTCTCCAGCAGCTCGCGCACGAGCCCCGCGTCGAGGCCGATGCCGGCGCCGAAGTTGCCCCACGACGAGCCGCCGCGCTTGCTGAGCGTGACCGCGGCCAGTTCCGTCACCGTGAGCCAGCCGGCGATCGCGTGGTAGTCGGTCCAGGCGCCCTTCGCCGCGGTGCCGGTGTTGCCGCCGATGAAGACCGGGTTGTTGGCCGTCGGGTTCGACGACCACGCGCTGCCGACTTGCAGCGTGTCGGCAGTGTTGCCGATGACCACCTTGCGGTCCTGGAAGCCGAGGCTGTAGCCGGGCACGAAGCTGTTGCCGATCGTGACCGTGTAGCCGATCCACTGGCCGGCGGACCAGCCGGGCGAACCCGTGACCTGGACATGCGTCGAGTCGGTGCCGGCCGGGTTCACGGTGAACAACACCGTGCCGTTCAACCCGTCGAACCACGGGAACCACGCCAGCGCCGCGGCGGTCGGCGCGCCGGTGCTCGGGTTGTCCGGGCAGACGCGCATGATCTTGTCGGGGTAGATCGAGCGCAGTTCCGAGACGCCGGCCGCCGTCACCTTCGCGTCGAGGCAGTTGACGCCCTTGCTCTGCCCGCCGTTGACCATGTAGTCGCCGACGATCAGGATGCTCGGCACCTGAAGGTTCGGCGGCGGCGGCGTGACGATGA